TCAAGGTATTCATTGATAATGATGTTGATGACATTATGGCATTTATTAATCCTCTGAAGGAGTCTGGTTATAAGGCTGCTACCTTATTTGTAAACCGTGATGAGTTTACTGGCTCTGATGATGAAGTTTATGGTAATGAATACGACATCCTTAAGAACAATTTCAAATTCTTGAACATTCTGTTAAATAACGGTAAGATTCTGCGTAAGTAATATTTTTTATATTAAGTACACAGCACAGCCGTTAGTCTTGAGAATGTGCTGTTTTATATACATTGTATCAGATATGAGTATAATTGCTCATATCTGATACTTTTTCACTTTTTATTAAGTTATTAACAAATAAATAAGCAATACTTTTTTAAAGTATATATTATTATCTGGAGGTCAATATAAATGATTGATTTATTTAAACTTAAGCATAAAGAAAATGATGCTACTAGAATTTACAAAATTTATAAGAATATTGATAAGGAGGAAAGAATCAATTATATTGTACATTCAGAGTATAAAAGAATGATTTTTCTAGCTGAAAAAGCTGCTTTAAATGGAGAAGTTTCATTTATATTTGATTTATCAATAGAAGACCTAGATATGAAAAATTTTAATGTTATAATGAATAAATTTATGACATTAATATCAGAAAATGGTTTTCGATATTCAAGAGAGATCGTAATAAAAGAAAATAGATTTACTATCTATTTTTCAGAATTAAGTGTATGAAGGAGAACTAATAATGGGAAACAGATTATTGGATAAACTTAGAGAAAAAGATAAGAAGGGTTTATTTACACCTTCTCAGGTTTCAGTAAATTATCCTACAGGATTTGCTCCTTTTGATTATTTAAATGGATATAAAGTAAGAGTTATGGACCTTGATGAAAAATTAGTTGGATCATATTCTGCTATTGGTTTGACTGGCGGAACGTTTGTAACTATTATCGGTAAATCAGGTGTTGCAAAAACAACCTGGACTATTCAAACAGCATTTAATATGGTTAAAAATTTCAATGAAGATGCTTTTATTATGTGTTATGATTTGGAACAAGCTCTAAATTATACACGAATTAAAAATATTACTGGAGCTACACAAGAAGAATTAGATAAGAAATTTATTCTTCGACAAGAAAAGAATTATATTGAAGATATATTTGATTCTATCATTAGTATTGCTAATGCTAAAGAAAATGATAAAGAATCTTTTATGTATGATACTGGTAATGTAGATGAATTTAATCGACCTATCAGAGCATATGTACCTACAGTTATTATTATTGACTCTATTCCTACTTTAGCTTCTAAGGAAACTGAAGGTGAAGAAGAAATGAAGGGTCAGACTGATGCAATGAAAGCTGCAAAGCAGTTAAAACAGTTTTATAGTAGATTAATGCCTATTATCAAAACTTATAATATTACTGTATTTGCAATCAATCATATTAACCAAAAGATTGAAATTAATCCCTTCGCTAAGACACAGAATCAAATAATGTACCTTGGACAAGATGAAAGCTTACCGGGAGGTGTTGCACCTATATATTATGCAAACACTCTCATTAAATTTGTATCTTCTTCTAAGTTTAAAGAAGAAGACGATGGATTCGATGGGTTCTTAGTCAAAGCAATGTTAGTTAAATCTAGAAGTAATAAAGCAAATCAATTCTGCAATTTAGTATATAATCAAACTCATGGATTTGATCCTATTTTGACTTTATTCCAGTTTGCAACCGATAATGGTATGGTTGATGGTCGTAATCCATATAAATATTTTAAAATTAATAAAGATGTTAAATTTGATTCTAGAAAATTTAGAGAAGAATTTAATACTAATGATAAAGTTAAAAATACTCTGATGGAAGCAGTTACTCCTGAATTAGAGAAACTTCTTTCATCTGTTGAAAAATAATTAAATTATATATTATATATGTGAAGGAGAAACAATTGTGGATATTAAGACCAAGTTCTATTATGAGATTTTAGTTATTCTTAATAAGAAACATGAAAGAATGCTTATCTGGATTAAAGATGAAAAAATCGAATATTCTAATAGAAAAGAACTTGAAAAATATGTTAAAGACAATTGTAAAGGTTTAAAGAAATTTACTAATATTGAAAAAGTTATTGTTATGGAAATCAGTGAAGAACAGTATAAAGAATTGGATAGATGGTATGTTAATCATTCTAAACCTAGAGATTTTACTGTGATCCATAACTAAAAAATGAAATATATACAGTATAGAGGAAATAAGAAACCTCTATACTGTATTTTATTAATAAAAGGAAGGAAAAGAAAACTAATGAGCACACTTAATCTTAAAGAAGCATTAGAGCAAAAAGAAAAAGAATATAGTTTCTGTGATGATTTGTTTGGTATGACATTACTTACAAATCCAGGATACATTAGTTCTAGTAGATCTCTAATGTTTACTAGTCATCTTAGACAGTTTGTTAATCTTGTCAATCCTGATATTCCTAAAGTATTTACTAACTATGAAAATAGCGTTGGTAAATTATCTACAGGATATTATGAAGCAAAGCATAATTATGAAGTATATGCAAAAATTCCTAGATTTACAACAGAAGGATTAGATAATCATCTTTATTTGATGTTTATTTATGATAAGAAACATGATAAATATGATGTAATTACAAAAAGTGTTGTAGAAAATCTAACAGAAAAGTTTGGATATGGATATAATACTGAAGTAATGGATAATAAAGATGTTGGTGATGAAATTGATAAAGGAGAAGTTCTTTATAGATCAACATCTTATGATGAAGATATGAACTATCGTTATGGTACAAATGTTAAAGTTATGTATGCATTAGATAATAACACGATTGAAGATGCTATCATTTGTTCCGAATCCTTTGCTAAAAGACTTGTTAGTAAAGAGATTGAAGAGGTTAAAGTTAGTCTTAATGACAATGACTTACTTTGTAATATCTATGGTGATAGTTCTAATTATAAAACTTTCCCTGATATTGGTGAATACACAAAAGATAAAATTCTTTGTGCAAAGCGTCGTATTCATAATAGTCAGGTTTTATATGATTTGAAGAAATCTAATCTTAGAAAGATTAATTTTATGAATGATAACTTATATTATATTGATGGTAAGATTGTTGATATAGTTATCTATTCAAATAAAACATTGGATGAAATTCCTGATAATACTTTTAATAATCAAATTAGAAAATATCTAATTATGCAAAATGAATTTTATCAAAAAGTATATGACACTTGTAAAGAGATTATTAAAAGTGGTAGTAAGTATAGTAATGATATTGCTTATTATTTTAAGAAAGCAAAAGATATATTAGATGAAAATACTAAATGGAGAGAAGAATCCTCTGTATTTAGTAATATTGTTATTGAATTTCTTGTTGAAAGAGATTCACCTCTTACTATTGGACAAAAGATTTCTGGACGACAGGGTAATAAGGGTGTCGTAAGTAAAATTTTACCAGATGATCAAATGCCATATCTTGAAAATGGGGAAAAGGTAGAAGTGATTTTAAATAGTTTGGGTGTAATCAACAGACTCAACCCTATGCAGATATACGAGCTTAGCATTAATTTTATCTGTAATCGAGTTGTAGATAAATTAAAAACTTATACTACACTAAAAGAAAAAGAAACATTATTCTTTGATATTATTAAACGATTCAATGAAGATGAAGAGAAAGTATTAAAGATTTATTATAAAAATTTAAAGACTAAAGAAAAGAAAGAATTCTTTGAAGATATCTTTAAGAATGGTATTTATATTCATATGCGTCCTTTCTGGGAAGAAAAAGAAGCATTATTTGATATCATTAGAGATATTTATAAAGATTATGATTTTATTAAACCTGTTGATGTTTATATTAATAAATGGGGTAGAAAGATTAAGATTATGAAACCTTTGATTGTTAGTGATCTTTATATGATTAAACTGAAGCAATCTTCTAAGAAAGGTTTCTCTGCAAGATCTACAGGTTCTCTTAATAGAAGAGGTATTCCTGATAAGAGTTATAAGAATAAAGTTCATCAAGATCTGTATTCTAGCACACCGATACGCATCGGCTTGATCGAGAACCGATGTAAAACTCTCTTAATTGCTGGAAAATCCTTATAGGACAATCAGCAGCCAAGACTTATTTTAGTAAGTAAGGTTCAACGACTATAAAAATTATAAATATAATTTTAATGGAGAGCTTCTTATAAAAAGAATGAAGATATAGTCTAATCTATATAGATAATATATAGTAGTTATTAAGTTAACAGTATAGAATTAATCATTCTATATGAATATATAATGGATCAAGAAAATATAAACTCACTTATCGGTGTTGACCCTGAAACTGTTGCCAAGTTACATCTATATTATAGATCTAGTGTAATTGGTAGAAGAGATATCGGTAAACAATTAGCTAGTACAATTAAAACTCTTAAAGATTTTAAGAAGAGTGGTAATTTTACTAATAGAAATGTAGAAATTCTTCAAGCATATTTTAAAGCTATGGGTATCAGAATTAAATTCTTGGGAGAATATGAGATTCCTATTTATACTGATACATTAGAATCTTTTGAAACTGATACTGCTTATTTTATTGGTACTAGATCTCAGTATGAAGATGAAGTATTAAAAGAAAAGATTCGTAAGAAATATAGTGAAGATGTATGTTTTGTTGGTACAAATGAAGAATTTGAAGAATTACTTGAAAAAGAATTCGAATATGAAAAACTTCATAGAGATTACTATTGTATTGATATTAACGTTGAAGAAGATAAATAATTAATAAATATAGAGATATATAGGATAATCCTATATATCTCTATTAATAGTTTATTCAGTTATTTTAAGTATATATTATTATAGTAATATAATAATGGGAGTGATAAATATATGGAAGAGTTAATTTGTTTATTAATGATTGTTGGAATGATTGGTTTAATTTTATTACAGGCTAAGCATGACCCGGAAATGAAATACAACGAAGATTGCAATAATAATTATGAGGCAGATTACATTAAGAGTTCTCTGGTAATTACATATGAAAGTGATATACCTGATAAAAGAGAACGTATTGTAGAACTCTTAATACTTTTGAATAGGATTGAAGAAACAGATTCATTTCTTGAGCGATATGATCATATTCGAGACTATATATTTAGCATGACCTGAAAATAAAAAAAATAATTTTTAATCAAAAAGGAGAATAACACAAATGGCTAAAAGAAACATCGTTAAAAAGAGTACAGTTGATCAGATTGAAAGACTGATCAAGGAACATGGAGTAGTCGGTATGATGGATACCGATGAGTACAACAATATGATTACCCGGAACTTTCTCAATAAACTTGAGAAAGACAATATGAGAACCATCATCGCAATGGTCAATGATGGTAAATCTTATGATGAGATCCGGTTTGTTGTTGAGGGTGGAGAACATTCTCAGAATAAATCTGATCCTGTAGAAGAAGCTACTAAGGATTTTATGATTTCTATGTCTGCAGTAGTTTTATCTGAACCTCCTGAAATTATTATCGGTGGAGTTGACGATGTTGAAGAAGAGCCTGAAGAAGTTGAACGTGTAGAAGCTGAAGTAGCTGAAGCAAACGACAACACTGTTCAGGGAGAAGAATCTACCAGCAATGTTATTCTCCTGAAGGATATCATTGATGAGAAGAGAACTGAATCTGAAGAAAAGGTTCAGAATGAAGAAGAGAAATCTCTTCCTAAATGGGATCCTCCTAAGTATACTAAGAGAAAGAAACAGTATCCTACTGTTGTACTTCCTGAAATTAGTAAATACGTTGAGGGGTTAAGAAAATTCCATTAATAATATAAAAATACACGGAATCATTTTCCGTGTATTTTTTTTTTTTGTAATATTTTTAACATTTAATTTGAATATATATTATTATAATATAATAATGAAAGGAATGATAATTTTATGATAGATAAATCTAATCTAATAAATTCATTAAATAGAATTTATCATGAAAGTAAAGAATCTTCTAATTTCGAAAAGCTGGTAGAAATATTAGAAGGAATTAAAATTAATAATCTAGTGAATTATTATATTCATTATGATAAAGAATATGATTCTGAAGATATTATAATTATTGAATTAATTATAAAGATTTTACAAAATATTTATAATAATTCTGAAGTTATACCACCAATTAGTGATGAAATGTATGATACATTATATGAGATCTTTATAGGAATCACTAATAGTGATATTGTTGGTGGTGATGTTGATAATAATAGAGAAAAAGATTTTCATAGATATCCTGATTTAAGAGGTACTCTTGATAAAGTTCATTTTATTACAAATGAAGAAAAAGGAAAAGATAAAAGAAAAAGTATTGAAAATTGGTTAGTGACTTGTGAAAATCGTTTGGGTAGAGAATTTACTAAAGATGAATTAAATGTAACATTATATCCTAAATTTGATGGCGTAAGTGCTATATTCGAATGTGATAGAGATGGTAATACTATTAAAGTATTAACAAGAGGTAATACTAAGAATAATGAAGCTGTTCCTATTACAAAATTATTTAAGTATATAAAATTTAAACCATTAGAAGAATGGAAAGGTTCTGAATTTGCTGTAAAAACTGAGATTATTATGACATATAAGAATTATGAAAAATTCTGTAAAAAATATGGTAATAAAAAATCTCCAAGGTCTGCTGTTAGTTCTATAGCTAATTCTATTGAAGTTGTACCAGATTATCTTCATTATGTTACAATAGTTCCTTTAAGAATGCAAAATTATGATACAAAAGAAGTTATTGTATATCCTGATACAACGTTTCCTGCTATTGAAGTATCTTTATCTAATAAGAATAATCTAAAAGATACTATTTCTTATTTTAAGATGTTTATGAAAGATGTAGCAGACGTTCCTATTGATGGTGTTGTATTAAGATTTAATGATAAAAATATTATTAATCTCTTAGGACGAGAGGATGCTATTAATAAATATGAAGTAGCATATAAATTTGCACCTGATGGTGTAAAAACTAAAATATTAGATATAGAATTTTCTATAGGAATATTAGGTAATATTACTCCAGTTGCAAAAATAAAACCTATTAAAATGGAAGGTAATACAATATCTAATGTATCACTAGGTTCTATTGATAGGTTTGAAAGTTTACATTTATCTAAGAATGATGAAGTATTAATTAAATATGATATCATTCCATATTTATATATAAATGATACATGTAAACGTTCTGATGAACCATTATTTAAAACAATTACACATTGTCCATATTGTGGTGAGAAATTAATTGTTGATCCAATATTAAGATGTGGTAATAATGATTGTCCGTCTAGAATGATGGGTAAAATTATAAATTACATTGATAAGATGGATATCAGAGAACTTGGTGAAGGAAAAGTTTCTACTTTATTTAAATTAGGATATTTAAAATCTATTGAAGACTTATATAGCTTAAAGAAACATAAATCTGATATTGCACAAATTGATGGATTTGGTTCTAAATCTGTTGAAAAGATGATATCAGCTATCGATGATAGAAGAACCGTTATGGATTATAACTTATTAGGTTCTTTAGGTATTCCAGATGCTGGTAGTAAAAAATTTAAAAAGATTTTAAGTATATATTATATAGATGAGCTAATAAAGATATGTGAGAAACATAATGTAATTAAGCTCATTGAAATTCCTGGTATACAGGAAAAAACAGCTAATAAAATCATTGTAGGAATTCTACAAAATTTAGACTTAATTAATTTCCTTAAAAAAGAATTATTAATTAAGCATGATAATGTAGAATATACAATGAAGGTTGTATTTACTAAGATCCGAGATAAAAAATTTGAAGAATATCTCGAAAGTAAAAATATTGAAGTATGTGATTCGTATAATAAGAAAGTAGATATTGTAATATGTGCTGATAAAAATACGAATTCAGATAAAATTAAGAAAGCTAAAAAAGATGGTAAATTAGTATTATCATTAGATGAGGCTTATAAGTATTTTAAATATAAATAACACCATATTAGGTGTTTCCTGATAAATATAAAAAAGTATTTATCAGTTAACATAAAAGTAAACCATATTTTAATTTATTGGAGGACAAAACATTATGGAAAAAGAATTTGCAAAGTTTGTTGAGCTGACTGGCTCTCGTAAAGAGGTTGCAGCAATTACTGAAATTGCTGAACGTGCACAGGAATCTCTTAAGACACAGCGTAATATCAATATTAGTATGGCTAGTGCTATCCCTAGCATTGTATATGAATTCCTGTTTAATGCTGCTCAGTATCTTGACAGAAATAAGAGCACTTCTGAGGATACTGTTGTCAATCTGATGAATCTGATTGAAATCGGCGTAACTTATAGAGAGAGTGACGATGGTGAAAAGGATGGTAACTTTGTTCCTTTCATTCAGCCCGGCACTATCTTTAAGACTGTTATTAAGTCTGATGAAATGACTGAAGAAGACGAATAATTAATATATAAGTACCACATGATAAAACATGTGGTACTTATTTTTTTAACAACTACGACAGACAACAATGGGGATGTTTTATAATGAAAAAGTTTATAAAAAACTATGTTAATAAAAATGAAGAACGATTTAATTACCCATTAATAAATAGAGAATATGATGATGATCTTGTAGATTATATAGTAGATTGCTGTAAATCATTGGAGGTTCTTGAATATATTAAATTTATTGGATATGAATACGTTACTAATGAATCTGAAATTAATACTAGTGAATATATTGATGCTAGATCAAGAACCAAACCTAAGAAAAATGATGCAACAAAATATATGTATATCCAAGACTCTAGATATGCAGAATTAAGATTAAAATTTAAATTGGAATGTGGTGGAGAATCTAAAGTAATTACAAAGAAATTACTGATTCCTATCCCAGATAATAATTTATATTATACAATCAAAGGTAATAAATATTTCTTATTATATCAGGTTGTTGATGCTGCATCATATACTACAAAATCTTCTATTGTGTTAAAGTCTATGATGCCAGTTAATCTTAAAATGAAACAGTATACTGCAAAATCTACTTATGGTGAATCTTTTACAGCACCTATTTATACAATTGCAGTATTTAGAAAAGATATGGATGTTCTCATTTTCTATCTAGCTAAAATGGGTATTCAACAAACATTAGAATACTATTCAGTAGATAAAATTATGAGATTTACAGAATCAGTTGAAAATCCTGAAGACTTTATTTATTTCTCTGTAAGTAGTAAATTATTCTTAGAAATAGATAAAGTATTCTTTAATAAATACACTTATGTAAAATCTGTAGCATTTATGTTATTAACCTTAATGACAAACAGAATGACTATGGAAAATTTATATAATAAAGATTTCTGGATTGAAGAAATCGGTGCATTAGGTACGGTTAATAAGAATAATCAATATGATAAAGGTCTTAATACAATGATATTCTTTGATCGTATTATAGATGATACTACAAAAAGAATATTAAAGTTACATCCTATTCATAAGAAAGATATCTATTCTATCTTAAGATGGTTGATTCAGAATTTCTCTGAACTTAGAAAGAAAGATAGTATGGATCTTTCTAATAAGAGATTAAGATGTAATGAATATATTGCTTCTCTATTAACTAAGACCTTTAGTGAAAAACTTAATAGAATTATTGCTATGGGTAATAAAGCTACATTGAGAAATGTAGAAGAAATATTTAAATTCCAAGGTGATCTAATATTATCTCAGTTACATCGTTCGGGACTTTTGCGCTATGATGATAACGTTAATGATCTCGATGTTTTCGGTAAACTGAAGGTCACATTTAAGGGACCGAACAGTCTCGGTAACTCAAATGATAATAGTATAAGTACGAGATTCCGCGGCTTGCACCCATCTTATCTTGGGAAGCTCGATATTAACGTTTGTGGAACTAGTGACCCTGGTACTAGTGCAATATTAACTCCATTTTGTAAAACTGACGGATTATATTTTGATGGTATCAATGAACCTGAAGAATTTAAATATAACTTTGATAAAGATGTAGATAACTACTTTACACATAAATTTAATGGATTGAATATTAGTCCTTCTTTTGATTCGGTTAAAGATTATTATGATGCTACATTAAATATGATGGAAATGAATAAAAATCTTACTGTTGAAAAGAAGAAAAAAGAAAATAAGATGTATAATATAATTATTAATGTTCCTGAAGAAGATTTAAAGTAATAAATTTAAAGTATAGTAGGGTGATTAATAAATCCCTTACTATACTTTATTTTTTATTTTATTTTATAAATATATATTATTTATATGAACGTTTACAATATAATATGTCTGTGAACGTTTATATAAATGATTTATAGAAGAGTAGGTGAATAATGAATTGGATATTAAGACTATGAAACATCCTGGTAAACTAACAAGAACAGTTTTACAATATCCAGGCATGATTTTAAGATTACATGTAGCATTAAATAGTGAAAAATATCATTTTCATAATAATTATAATTCTAATATATTAGATATAAATATAAATGGATTTCTTACATTAGAAGTCCCAAAAAATGAAGAAAATGCTAATAATAGATCTTTTATGATCGGTGTTGGAAATATTGGTACTGTTGTAAATGCTATGAAAAAAGTATTGAAAAGTATTTATGATGAACCAATGTTTGTAAATGAAGATAAAAAAGTAGTTCTTGATAAAGAACTTGCTATAAAACATAGACAATGTATAAATATACCTAGACTTAGTCAAGGGTTAATAATTATTCCTGCTGTTATTGAAGATGATAATGAAGTTACATATGAAGGTGTATTTATATATGTAAATAAGATGAGTAATTTAATTAAATTATCAATAGATGAGTATGAAAATTTAGTTCATGTATTAGATAGAAGTGATATTACTTTATTATCACAATCATTACTGAATTATTATATATCATTTATTTCAGGACACGGATTAACATCATCTTCACCTCACTATGATAACAATACATATACTACTAAAACTATTTCAAACTTTAGACCTAAAGACGACTATAATGTATTTAGTGAATTAAACCAAACAGGTTTTTAAATATATATTATAAATATATCACAATATGATGTATAAATTTATATGGAGGTGTCAGCTATGTCAAAATGTAAAATATATCTATCTCAACCAGTTGTAATCATTGACGATGACTATTACACAGTTGAGATCTATACAAAAAATACTAAACTTAAAAAAGACAAAGCATATATTAAGGGTGACTTTGTATATTTATATAAAGGAAAAATTAAAGATAGAACTGACATTAATGGTCCTGGTATTTATAAATTAAATAAAGAAATTATCTTTATTGAACCTGAAGGAAAAGATAAAAAGAAATTTGACATTGATAATGTCAATGAATTATCACCTTCAAGTATATTTGATAAAGTATCTGAAGATGTTACTAAATTTGTACAACCTTCAGATATTGAAATTATCAATAATAATTCTGAAATATTTACGCCTACTATAAGACCTGAAGATGATTTTCTTAAATATATAGTAAAGAAAGCTATATTAGATAAGAAGATTAATCTGAAGAATTATAAAGACCGATTTACCAATGAATACGCATTAAACAATATGAAATCGGGTTTAAGTAAATCTACAAAGATGACTGTTCCTAATTTCATTAAGTGGTGTGAGATTCTTGGATTAGATTGGGAAATGGTTATTAAAGATAATGGTGATGATACAATTAATCCATTATCTGAAAATATATATGTTTCTAATAAAACGTAATAATATGAGGTAATCAAAATGGCTATCAAAGTAAAAGTAAAAACAATGGTTCGTTTGAAGAATGGTAATAAGATTAGTAAACAGAGATATGATCAGTTAAAACATATATATGAAACGAATCCATTGACTAGATGGTTAGCGGTATGGTTCCTTAAGGTAGAATCTGACCCAGGAATGATGGAAAGATTTAAAAACTTTATTTCTAAAGATCCTGAGCCGTTTCTATATAAACATCCAGATTTAAACAACAAAGGAGAATAACAAATGAAGGTAATTGTAAAAAATATGAAGGCTATGCCTGAAACTCAGAAAGAAGAAATTACTAATGCATGTCCTGAGACAACTGAATCTTTCAATGATTCTGTAAAGAATATGGAAAATGCTATTGAATTGAATATTACTGAAAAAGACATCCACAATAGTCTTCAGTTTAATAAAGCTAGAGCCATCAGAGCTCTTATTATGAATATGATGGCTCTGAATCCTATTACTACTGAAAACGAAAATATCGTTGATAAAGAAACATTTGAAGCATATGTCAATATCGGTGATAAAATTGACAGATGTTTTGATAATCTCATGACAGAGTTTATTGAAAAGAATGAACCTGATGATTGTGATATGAATTGTGATCATAACTGTGAAGATTGTGCTGAACATGCTCTTTGCGGAGAATGTTCTTTGAAGTGTGATATTCACTGTGGTGAATGTGAACATTGTGAAGAATGTTCTAAAGATGCTTTCGATGATGAAAATGAATCTTTTGAACATGAACGTTGTCATGATTGCACCTGTGAAGGTGATTGTGATGAATGTGAGAATGATGTCATTGAAGATGAATGTGATGATTCCTGCAACTATTCTATCAATGCTAGATTTGGTAATCTTGCAGCAGATATGGGTACTCTTGTAGAGGTATTGAAAGAGGCATTTAGTGATGACAATATCACAGACGATGAAGTTATTGATATTAAAGAAATCCCTGGTAAAGAGTACAACATCATTAAATCCATCTTTGCTAAATATGATGTTATAAAGTCTCTGAGAGTTAAAGAATAAAAAATAATTTACAGTTAAACCATATAATAATACATACTTAATATAATGGTATAGGTGGGATACCTATACCATTATATTTTTTTCACGAAAGGATGGTTATTATATGATTTATAGTACTATGACTGTAGCCATTATACGGACATTACATGAGCTTGGTGTAATCATTGAAAATATTGATAACTCTAAATTATATCCAGTATTCTATATATCAGTACCAGAGTTTTCTGTTAAAAAGTCTGTAGACAATGAAGATATTGCTAATAAATATTTAGCAAGAAAGTTTAAAGAAACAATGATTGGCACTGGTGGTGAATGTGAAGTGAAAGTAAAAATTCGTAAAGGTGAAACTTGGACAGAAGAAATGGGTATAGATGCCGTGATTAAATTCGACCAAGCGTATCGTTATATACGAAATGAAGGGTGATAATAATTGAAAATTTTATATTTAAAATTAAAAAATTATGCATCCATATATACTGCAATGGGATTAAAAGAATTAGAAATTGATTTTACAAAATCAAAAAATAGTATAATTCTTTTTGTTGGTGATAACGGTAGTGGAAAGACTTCATTATTAAGCACATTACATCCGTTTGCATATTATGGTAGTATGGATCCAAGAAGTAATACTTCTATATTAAGAGAAGATAAAGATGGATATAAAGAAATCCATATTCAATATAATGAAGATATCTATAAAATCCAGCATCATTATAAGAATACTAAACGAGGAATTCTATTAAAAAGTTTTATTCAAAAGAATGATGAAGAATTAAATCCTAACGGTAATGTTACATCATTCAATGAAACTATAAAAAATGAATTATCTTTAGAATTAGATTTCTTAAGATTACTTAGATTAGGTAGTAATGTTACTAATTTAATTGATATGAGAGCTGCTGAAAGAAAATCATTTACATCATATTTATTAACAGATATTAGTATGTATAATGAATTATTTAAGAAAGTTAGTGAAGATAATCGTATCTTAAAGAATATGATTAGAACTGTATCAGATAAATTGGTAAAATTAAATGTATTAGATGAATCTGTATTAAAGTCTGATATAAGTGTTATTGAAAATAAGTTAAATGACTTAAATAATTCTAAAGATAAAGTTCAACATGATATTGGTATTGTTGAGGGTAAAATTACATCTATAGCCCCTGAAGGTATTGAATCTGTCATGAGTGAGATTAAGGAACTTAAAAAAGATCTTAATATTGAGAAGAATAAAATTATTACAGCTAAGAGTTATCTTTCTAAGTTATGTATTATTTTAGTATGTGACATCAATGAAGAAATTGAAATAGTGACGAAAGAAATTAATAAAGCAGAAAATGAAAAAGAATTAAATTCTAATATGATATTATTTTATAAAGAGCAATTAAATGGTCTTTATAATAAGAAATCTGATTTGGAAAACATTCTTAAAGTTACAGTATCTGATGTTACATTCAAAGAAATGACTGAATTATATGCTAATCTCTTAGCAAAACTAAATCAGTATGAAAAGAAATATAAAAACAATACTCCTATATATACAAAAGATAACATATTAACATTATTAGAAGTATTAAATCAGATTAATAATATTATTAATGAAACACATGGCTTTGATGGAAAAGCTATTACTAAAGTTATTGATTTATTGAGGAATTCTCAAAATGTTGATAGTTATGTCAATTCTAGAAGAAAAGAAATTGACAAGGATATTATGAAGATTAATGCTGAATTAAATAATTCTATTAATCTAAACAATCCTTCAATTTTATTTAGACCTAGTAATTGTCCTGAAGATAAATGTCCATATTTCTTCTTATATGAATTAATCTTTTCTAATAATAAAAAATCTGATAAGAGTATTATATCATTAAATAATGAAAAAGAATTATTAGATAATATGTCTTATGTTAAGACTAATATAGACTATATATTTATGATTCTAAATACCAATAAGTCTTTAATATCTAAAGGAAATATTCCTTATTTTAGAATTGATAATGTTTTTAATTCATTATTAACAGGAAAATCTCTTTATGATGAAGATGTAATTACTGATATGATTTCAGATGTTGAAGAATATGAGGAATACTTATCTTTAATTACTAAGGTAAAAGAATTAAAAACCGAACTCAATTTATTAAAATCTAATAGTTCTATTATAGAATCTACTAAAAAAGAATTAGATTCTATAGAAATTGAAATACAAAATATTATAGAAAAGATTAGTGATTTAGAATCTAAAAATAAATTTAATGAGCATTGGATTCAGGGGAGAATTAAATATAGAGATTCTTTATTCAAATTTTTAGAGCATGAAAATACTATTGATATTAGTAATAAAAATATTCAATCTATTGAAGAATTGATTGCTAATAAAGTATCCATATTCCAAAATGTATCTATATTGAATAATGAGTCTAAAGACTTGCATAAGAAACTTGATTTAATAAATTGGGAAATTGATAAATATAACAATGAGTTATTTAATCTTAAAGTTAAATTGAAAGATTTTATATCATTATCTGAAGAGCATAATATTTTAAATGAAAAGTTTGACGATGTTAATATTCTAAGAGAATCATTATCAGCAACTAAAGGTATTCCTTTATTATATATGCAATTATATCTAAAGAATACTAAGATGTTTGTCAATGATTTATTGCGAGTAGTATATTCTGATAACTTTGAAATTGATGATTTTGATATCAATGAAACAGAATTTAATATACCTTATATAAAGAATAATATTAGAATATCTGATGTAATGTATGCTTCTCAAGGTGAGAAATCATTCTTATCTCTTGCATTATCTTTTGCTTTAATCAATCAATCCATTAAAGATTATAATATCTTATTACTGGATGAGATTGATTCTACATTAGATACAAGAAATAGAGCAATGTTCTTAAATATACTTGAGAAACAAATGGAGAGTATAAATTCTGAACAGGTATTCCTTATCACTCATAATAATGTATTTGAAAATTTCCCCGTTGATTTAATTGTAACGACTAAGAATAAGGATATTAACTATTCAAATGCTAATATCATTTGGTCAGTGTAAGGAGTTGTAGAAAATTGGATATATCTCAAATATATGAAAATCTCTTCATTTTATTTTATTTAATTACTATTTGTATTATTACGATTATATTAGGTGATAGAATGAAGAAAATTTTATATAATATGGATAATAAATGGTTTTTATTCTATACCATTTCAGTATTATTCATAAGTATCCCTATTTCATTAATTGTGACAACAATAGTTGTCACATTCTTAATGTATATAATTTAAAAAGAGGAGAAATAAAACAATGAAAATGGATTTCACTGAAGAATTAAAGAAACTGGATAGTATGAAAAAGTACATTGAAAATAGTATTATGATTAATTTCTGTGTACATACTAAGAATAGAATACTAAGCATGATTACATATATTAAAAATTTATTATTAGTTAAGCAAGATATAGTTACTGATAATATGGGAGAAGTCTCTGATGGGTACCATACATTTAATGAATTATATCATCATAGAGCTGTTTTATTCTCTGTAATTTGTAATAATTATAAGAATCTTGCCTGGAAGAGTAAACAACATCATGATCCTAGTCAACCTATGTATGATGGTATGTTCATTGTAGGTATCAATACACCAAATGGTTCTGCAACTTATCATTATGATATAGAACCATATTGGAATATGTTTGATGTTCAGGAGTTAGATAGAGCACCTGAATGGGATGGACATACTCCTGCCGAAGCAATTGAAAGAATTTCTACATTACCCATTATTGATAATAATGGCTTAGATTTAAATGATCTTATTGGAGACTTTTTAGATATTTAATATATTTAACCATATTGAAATGAGGAATACACTTTTGATGAAACTTCACGATTATCACTATGTGAGTGATACTAAAAAGATAAGAATTCTATTATCAGCTATAGTTTATCTATTATTTGCAATAGTTATCGAATTAGCTATTCTTATTATCCTTAATATAGAACCGAAAGATAATATAATTGACATAGTTGAGGAAGTGCCAATAACTATAACTGAAAATACTGAACCTATATTATCATATACCGAAGAAGATCTTAAATGGTTGAGTGCTGTAATGTATTGTGAAGCGGGTTCTGAATGGATTACTGATGATGAACAGTTACTCTTTGGACAAGTAGTAATCAATAGAGTCAATTCTCCAGAATTTCCAAATACTGTTAAAGAAGTAGTAACTCAACCTAATCAATATCATCCGGAAAAGTTTGTTAATCAAACTCCTGATCAAAGAACGATTCACAATGCTAAACTATTATTAGAAGGTTATGGTCCTGATATGCCTCCTTCTGTTGTATTTCAGGATAATCGTGCTTTAGGTGCTGTATGGAAAAAGATTGAAATTGATAAATTAGGAACTACATATTTCTGTCATTCACCTAATCTTGATCTTTATTATTAAGATTAATAAATAGACCAATAGGGTAAATTCCCTATTGGTCTTTATTTTTTTATTCATCATCAGGAAGGAAGTATTCCATTACATTATAGATACGTCCTTTAGAATCAGTTGCATATGAGCCATCATCACTAAATCTCATCCTACCAGCATCTCTCTTAGTAGGTAGAGGATAATCAGGTACTTGTTGTTTATTTTTATCAATAGCAATAAAATCCCAATTACCAGTATCAATACATTTCTTAACTAAAATTTTTACACCCATATTTTCATATTCAATATATTTAGAACCTGCTAAACTTCTATGAGGATTACCGTTAGCTTCTAATCTATCCATTAAGATTTTATTATACATATCTTCTTCACTAACAGGTTTTTCACCTTGTTCAATAGCATCAATTATAGAACCGTATTCATCTTCATAATCATCATTATAAGATACGGGTTCATTTGTCATACTTTGAATAAAGTTGGTTCTACCATGATTGAGAATATTCTTAAAGTATGCAGATGCAAGATATTCAGGATTATTTTTGTTTTCAGTATCCTTAGTCTTTGCTTCGGATTTCATAGTAAGATCAGCGATAGTTTTCTTTGTACTATTAATTTCTTTTAGAATACTCAATTTACTATTTTTAGCATTTAATACTAATTGTGCTAATTCATTAGTATATTTAGAAACTCCTCTTACTTTGGAGCCTTTCATAGCATTCAGATCTTTTTCTAGTGTTTTACCAAATTTAGAAGTTTCGTCTAATAACGAATATAATAAAGTTAATTCTTCAGCAAATTCTTTTTTATAATTATTCTTATTTTTCTTTAAATCATTATAACCGCTCTTACCTTTCATAGTAAGATCGTCTTCAATATCATCTTCTTCACGTTCTTTTAAAATACTATCGATATCTAATAATGTGTCTTCATCAATACTATCATTAGACATAATACCAAGATCAGAATCTAAATCAGTAATACGATCACTAATTAAATTCTCTTTCTTCTTTTTTTTCTTATTTTTCTTAGGTTTAATATTGGATAAAATAACCATATCATCAGTATCATCATCAATGATATTATTTTTCTTAGGTTTATCATTAGATGAAATAGATTTAATTTCATCAACTAAAGAGGGTAAAGATTGTTGAGAATCTTCAGTATAAATTTCAATATTATAATATCCGTTGCTCATATTTTTATTATTCTCCTCCTTAATATAAAATATTAATTACATAAATGTCCTCATAATAAAAAAATAACTTTTTATTACAACATGTACAATATAATAATTATGGAGAGTTGTCCGAGTGGTTTAAGGAGCGAAACTTGAAATTTCGTGATGGGGAAACCCACCAAGGGTCCAAATCCCTTACTCTCCGCCATAAAAAGAGGGTAATATTTTTTACCCTCTTTTTCATATTGAGACGTCGTCAAGTGGTAAGACAACAGACTTTGACTCTGTCACTCGCAAGTTCGAATCTTGCCGTCTCAGCCATCTAAAAATAATGATAGATAGTGTTCTAAAAAGCACTATCTATCATTATTTTTATCAATAATAAAATTAAATATATATTATAATAGTGATATTAAAATTAAGGAGGACAATTTTTATGAATGAGCAAATCCCTGAAAATGTCCAAGGTATAATTAATTCATTTTATGATAAATTATACATTATGGAAAATGAAATGGAGGATGTAAAACATTACAGGAATATAATTGATGAGGTTTTTGATCATTTACGAGCAGGATTTGAGATTAAAAGTCTTAGAGAATGTCCAGTACATTTTAAATTTCATAAAGATGATACTTTTATTCATACTTTACAATTAAGACATTTTCTAACAAATCTAATTTTCTGGGAACCTCTTATTGAATTAGATTCAGTTAATTATCTGAATGAATCTTTCATTGTAGAATGTGGAAAGATTTCATCTGGATATATTAAAACTTATATTGATAATAAAATAATTATTCCATATAGAAATAAAATATCAAATAAGAAAATGAATAAATTGATTCATGATTTGATATTTAATTTAACAAAAATTTCTACTGAATTCAATATTATATTAGGATTGAGTATGAATGTCGAATCTTTCATTGATGTTGCAAATAAGAATGAAAGATTTAATGAAATTATTCGTACTAAACTTGATCCTAATATGCAGCCCAGTGAAATTGAATCTCATCTTCATGATTTAATGAAAGAAGAGATTCAAATATTAATGAAAGAAGATAATGTACTAAGACCTATGTTATTATCTGGTTCTGGTATTAAAGATAAACAGCTTTCTGAGTTTAGTATTAATATGGGTCTTAAACCTTCTCTTGAAGGTAGTACAATTCCTATTCCTATTAATTCCAACCTTCTTGTTGGCGGATTATCTACAGTTTCGGGATATTACATCGATGCCTTAGGCGGTCGGAAATCCCTTATCTTCAACAAGAATGTCATGGGTAAGTCGGGTTATTTCGCGCGTAAAAGTATGTTGTTAGTTTCTGATATGAAACTTAGACAAGATGAAAAAGTATGTAGAAGTGTACATCCTTTACAGTTAGAAGTTAAGACTAAAGAACATTTTAGAAGATTAATTGGTAGAAAATATAGATTGCCTAATCAAAGAAATTATTCAATTCTTACTAATGAAGATACCCATGTAATTGGTAAAAAGATTTTATTGAAATCTCCTATCACATGTGCATCTAATAAAGGTGTTTGTAAAGATTGTTATGGTCCATTATTGTTCCATACTAACCAAGGTGGTGTTGGTATTGGTTCGTTTGCGGGAGCTATTATTACAAACCCACTATCTCAGGCTGTTCTTTCTTCTAAACATCTTTTAACTACTACTTCTGAACCTATTGAATTTAATGAAGATTTTAATAAATTCTTCAATTTAAATGCTAATGAAGTAACTATTAAGATTAGTGACGATTATTATATTGATGATCACTCCCTTTTGTTAATTGATCAGAATATTATTACACTTGATGAATTAAATGAAGGTGAAATTAATAAGTTCTGTACAATTTATCATGTAAAGAATAATAGAACTAATGAGATTTATGAGATTAGAGAAACAACAGGTAAAGAGCTGTATCTGTCTCCTGAATTGATTGATATGATTGAGAAAAGAAAAAAGAATAAAGATGGTATCTATGAAATTAAATTTATAGATATTCCTGATGACCAAAGACTATTCTTAATCCAAATTGAAAATAGAGAATTAACGAGGCCTCTATATAAGATTATGGGATTACTCGATACTGTCGGAAAACGTGCAGAACTCGGGATTACTAATATACATGAACTAGCTCAGGTTTTCTTAGATCTATTGATCGAATCTAAGATTAATGTTATGAGTGTTCATGCTGAGGTTATGTTAGCTCCTCTGATTAGATCTATGGAAGATATTCTTGAAAGACCTGATTTTAAAAGATATGATGCAATTGATGATATTCAGATGTTGACAATTAGTTCTGCATTGGAAAAACATCCTTCTGTATTGATTGGTCTTTCTTCTCAGTTCTTAGGTAGACAGTTAGTATCTCCGTTGACATTTAGAAAAACTGGAGAAAGTTTCATTGATCCTTTCTATAAGGATACTTTATGATTAAAGATATAATAAGAGATGTAATATAATCATTACATCTCTTATTATCTAATCTTTAAGTATATATTATAGTAATATAATATATAAGGAGGAATTAAACCAATGAATGAAAAACAACCAAAGATTGAAGTGAGACATAGTGGTATATTAATTCATAATTATGAATTACATGATGCTCAAATATTGGAAGATTATTTAAGTGTATATGATCCGATTAAACATCGTAAATCTTATAAAGGTATGATGTGGGATGAAGAAAAAAAGATTCTTTATATTCCCAGAGGAGTTGATATTAATTTCCTTGAAAAGGTATTTAGAGAACCTGCAGAGATGAATTATGAATGTAATCCTGTAGAAAATATTAGTATTCATGCAAAAATTCCACCCAGAGATAATAATCAAAGAAATGCAATAGCATTTCTTATTGGTCAAGGAAAATATGAATATACTAAGAAATATTCTCAGATGTTATTACAGATGCCTCCCGGAAGTGGAAAGACTTTTGTAATGACAACAGCATTACAGTTCATTGGTATGAGAGCATTTATTATTGTACCTAATGAAAAAATAAAGAAACAAACTATTGTATCTTTATTGAAGTTTACTGATATTGGTAGTGAGCACATTATTGATGTAAGAGGAAAATCTGAAATCAATAAAATTATGAGAAAAGAATTACCTAAATGGAAAGTATATGTCGCATGTCATGGTACTTTGATTTCTCATGCTAAAAGAAATGGATGGGAATCAATTGAAGAATTATTCAGACATACTAAAGTGGGTGTAAAGATTTATGATGAAGCCCACTTATATTTTGAAAATATTCTCAAATTAGATTTCCATACTAATGTAAAGAAAACTATTTATGTTACTGCAACATTCCAGAGAAGTGATTATTCTGAGAATATTCTCTTTAATAAATGCTTTAAAAATGTTATATCATTCCATATAGATAGTAAAGAGTATGATAAACGTCATACTATGTATCTAGGTATTCAATACAATTCTCATCCATCTATAGATAAGCAGACTTATATGATGACTAGAATGGGTTTCAGCAAAATTAGGTATGCTAACTACCAAATTCAACAACAATCTTTCTTTGATGCTTTAGATTATACTATTAAATACTTTAAAGATTATGAAGGAAAGATTCTTATTCTTACCTCCACTATTGATGGTGTAGAAAAGATTAAGAAATTTATTGATGATAGTTATGATAATATTTCTGTATCTTCTTATCATTCTAAAGTAAGTGAAGAAGATAGAGATAAAGCATTTACTGCTGATATTATCTGTACAACTCCTCAATCTGCTGGTGTAGGTGTTGATATTCCTGGTCTTAGAGTATGTATTATGTGTGAATCTTATTCTTCTCAAGTACAAGCTGAGCAAGTATCGGGAAGACTTAGAGAATACGGTCAAGGTAAAGATACTTACTATGTAGAATTAGTTGACATTGGATTTCCTAGAGTATATAAAATGTGGAAAAGTAGACTTAGTGTGTTTAAGTTAAAATGTAAGAAAATGTTATCTATTGACTTATCTACCAATAAAGATATTAAATAGTATATTTAATATCTTTAAGTATATATTATTAATGTGTCATAAATGAATAGGAGGATAACACTGTGGCAGATACATCAAGTAAAAAGACTCGTCAAAATGTTAACACGTTTTCTGTTAACAGAAAAAACTTTATGGATATTGTTGTCAAGAATGAGAACTTATCCAAAAAAGATTTGAGAGTTTTTATACATCTCATGACTCATTTGGATGGTAATGAATACCGAAAGGTTTCATACAAAAACATTGCATTAGATTTAGGATATGATAAATCTGATGTAAAAGAAAGTATCAATAATTTATACACAGAAGGAATTGTTGATATTGGTGATAGTGGATCGGTGGAGAAAGGTCTTATTATCACTTTTTAAATAATCACTGTTAAACTCTTTGAAGAAAGGAGGAAACGGTGATTTAAAGAATTGGGTTCCTTGGGGAATTTAGATCACCGTTGCAAGATAACCCAATGAACAATGAAACAACTTATGATACTTGTGTAAATGATGGTTATACTATCGGTTACGCAGACTAACAACTAAGAATGAAAATCAAACTATTTTAAACACAACGAAGAGGAATTTGAATATGACACATAAAATGATAAAACTATATAAAAAGAGTAAACGTAATAAAATCAAATCATACTTTGATACTGTCAGAGACGATAGGTTTAAACCTATTAGTACATTATCAGAGAAAAAGTAATAAACTTGGGGTATACTGGAATTCCAGTATACCCCTAATATTTTTTTAGTTGTTAATCTTAATAGCATCAGCAGACTCAACACGAACAGCATTATTATTCTTATAATTGTTGTTCTTATTGTGCTTGTTATGCTTATTATTGTAGTTATTGTTTTTATAGTTATTATTCTGCTGATACTGAGGCTTAGTATCCTTAACGGTTTCTTTAACCTCTTCAGCAGGTTCAGCCTGAACTTCTTCCTTTACTTCAGGACCAACTACATCTTCAATAACTTCTTCTTTTTTTTCTTCAACTACAGGTTCAGTAACTTCAGATACTTCAACAGTTTCTTCTTTTACTTCTTCCTTAGTTTCAACAGGTTCTTCTTTAATATTATCTTTATTCATGATACTATTAAAGATTTCAGCCTGTTTAGCTTGCTTAGCTTCACGAGAAGCTTTGCTGTTATCATCAGCAAAATTATTCATAGTTAAACGGACTTCAGAACCATCATCACAAACCTCAACAACATGAACATTCTTAGAAATCAAAGTAAAAATGGTAGCAGTATCTTCCAGATAAGGAGTTAACACGGGACCATTAATAAATGACTTAGCTTGAATAGCACCATGGGTGAGGATTTTAATTTTTTTCTTAGCCATTATATTTTCACTCCATTAAGTTATAAATTAGTCAATATCTAAATCAATATCATCGAAGTCAAAATCATCAAAAGATTCACCGACATCTTCAATAGTATCTTGTTTTTCACCTTTAATATTAGTAGTATCAGGAGTGGACTTAGTAGGTGCTTTATCGGGAGCATCCTCAATCTCTTCTTGATCTTCGCCATCGATATTCTTATCACAAGGTTTAGACTTAGTAGGAGTCTTATCGGGAGCATCTTCAACTTCATCCTGCTTAGTAGCAAGGATATTTTCAAAATCTGCTTCCATTAAATCATCAAAATCAAAATCTTCTAATTCTTCCATCACTTTGTTGTCCTCCTTTTTTTCATCTTCATCTTCGTCACCAGAATCACCATCTTCATGACCTTTTTCAATAGCTTCGGTAGTTACACTCTCAGTTAACATAGTTTCGGGAATAAAACCTTCAACAAGATCTTCAATATCTTTTGCAGTAACTTCCTCAACATCAGGATCATCAGGTAAAGAATCAACTAACTTAGCAATCTCAGGATCATTCTCTGCACCAATAATTAATGCATCAGGATCATCTAAGAAAATATCTTTAATGTCATCAATATTCTCGGAAATATACTCAGAAGCAGCCTCCAGGCTAGTTCTGAATTCAACATCGTTTCTCATTTTAGCTTTAAGAGTAGTTAACATCTATAACACCCTCCTTTAATTATTTTAGGTTAATTATCAAAATGTTTTCATTAAATTTTTACATATTCACAAATTTATTATTATAATATTTCATTATGAATAATAATATAGGAATCATAATATAATCATACATACAATATTTCATCCTATATTCTTTAAGTCTATCAATATCAATTTGATATATAGAATCAATAGTATCATTAAAATATTTAACCATTAATTCTTCAATAATATTATCAAGTTCTTCAATATTATTATTTTTTATACCATCAATAATTTTATCTTTAATATACAATCCTATACCAACATGATCAGGTACAAATACTAAAGATCTAATATTTTTTAAATTATAGTATAAGAATATGGAATGTTGATAAGTTATAGGACAGAGTTCATATCTTATATAATCCAATTCCTTAATATCTCTATCAACCATTCTACCATAGAAAGACATTTCATATGTGGTAGGAAATTGTTCACCATAGTCTTCATTACTTATACTAATAGTTTCATATTTTTCTTTTCTATTTAATAAGTTATGTTCACTAATAAAATTAGATACAAATTTATCATAAATATGATCACTCATAGTATTGATTAAGAAACTATTATATCTCTTATTATAAAATAAGGATATATATTTACTAACAAATGTATCATAAATAGAATTTAACTCATTAATTAATTTATATTGATCTTCTTCAATTAAAAAGTTATCTTCTGTTCCAATGTTCTTAAATATACAAGTATATTTTTCTAATACTTGACTCTTTAAATTCTTTACTGCATCGGTACTAATTGTTTTTAAAGTAAATCCTATTTTATAATAATTATTAGATTTAATTGTATCATAATCAATTGAAGTTAGCATAAATACATAACTTTCATCTAAATATGATACAGTGAAGAAATCATTAGGTAAAGGTTTGATAGTATTAGGTAAAATTAATCCATCACTATCATAACTACCAGTCAATCCTTCTTCTTCATCATTTAAATCTAATTTTATTTGGTCAATTCCATAAATAGGAAAATCTTCTATCTTTTGAAATTTTAAAGGGGATTCATGTCCCAAAATTCTATCCACATTTAACAATCCAGTATCTGTAATACTATTTATATTATTAATGTGATAGTATGTAACAAACGTAGGTGTTTTTTCAGTGAAAACACTATATTGAGATTCTAATCGTTTTTCGTATTTGAATATATTATCATTAATGAAATTCTTCTCATTCATTATAAATCCCAAAACCTATCACCTCACTTTCTATTACAAAAATGTTGAAGGAACACAGAAAAAAATAAACAAGTATATAAAAGGAATGAAATAATTCCTTCAGTTACTTCGATACCTTCATTTTCGTGTTCATGATGTTTTCATTGTTCTCCTCTTTTATTAAACATGTAAAGAGATAATACGGTCTGCTCATCCGTATTATCTCTTTACATATTATTTTTTCATTTTTACTAAATCAATTTGATTTTTATGAACTCCATAATCTTTTTCTTTAGTATTATAATAAATATTAATACTATTTACAAATGGTGATAATTCTTTAATAGTTTTACTATACCAATAACTGTCTTTATCATTATCTGAATAAATATTAATATTAATATTATCTCCAACTAAACCTAAAGATATAAAGTATTTAATAACTGAAGTATATGCAGCTCCACATACGGCTGCATATACTTGATTTTTTAAATTCTGATTTTTTACATGATAATATATTCCTAATATATCAAATGTACCTTCAGCAAGATTAATGTAAATAGGTTCATTACTAAGTATATCAATCTGATTAGGTATTGTATAAAATTTTCGAGTATTATCTATACTAGGAACTACAGAATATTTATCATATCTTAATTTATTCGTATTAGTTATATCACGAAATATAACAAATTCATTCCTAACAGATAAGAATCCAACATAATCATCATTTAAAAGATTTGCTCTAGAAGCACTGGTAGTAATTTGGTCTATTTTATTAAAAGTTAATAACTGTTCTAAACTAAATACTACTTTTAATTTCTGTAATTCTTCAAATGTGAACGGAATTCCTAATCTATCTTCAATATATTTTTTCTTAATTTCATCACTTGTACCTATTCTTCCTATTGGTACTCGGTAATTAAATTTATTGTCTTTAATATTATAGATTTTATTAAATTTCTTATTAATATTCTTATTGAATGTAATAAGATTACTATTTAATTTTAAATCATTAATATCAAAGGTTCTTAATACTGATGGTGTTAATATACCATTTTCACCACAGTTGAAACAATTGTAAAGTATAGGTTTATCATTATTTAAATTAGTTTGTACATAGAATCTTGTTTTGCGCGGATCTTTTTTTGAATCTCCACAAAATTGACATCTGAGGGCTATTTGATTTGCATTTATTCTATGTGCATATGGTAATTGTAATAATTTATATTCTACACTTTGTTTGAAATCATATTCATCCATTATTATCACTACTTTTCACTCTTGATGAAAATAGACTAAATACCCATAACATCAATTTATTAAGATAACTAAATTTAATAGATTGAAACTTATTAACTGGAATAGCTTTCTCATTTAATGCATTATATCTAATTGTAACACATGACCTGAAATCATATTCAGGAAAACAATAATCGTCATTATTATAAGTTTCCAATTCCCATCCATTAGGTAATGGATATACCTTTAATAAAGATTCAAAGAATTCTTTCTTAATAGAATTATCAAATGTTATGTATGCAGGTTGATAATCACCATTCTTTTTAAGATGACCTTCACAACAATATAATGTTTTTAATCCATATTCATTCAATGTTTTAATGATATTTATTATACCAGCATCAATCTCAACTGCAGGTTCACCACAATCACATAAATATGAATAATGTACTGTATGACTTAATCTTTTATCTGTGTAGTATATGTTCTCTCTAACTGTAGACTTATAGATTTTATTACATTCTGTACAATAGAAATATACAATCATACAAATCCTCTTTCTTCAAAAATTTTTCGTATATTATCTATAACATCTGATAAATATTGATCTTGTACAAACATAAATCTTTTTGCATAAATATCACTGTTACATTGTTCTACAAAATCATAAAATGTTTTATCAATATTATTAATAAATGCTTCACTACTATTTCTTTGCTTATATCTTTGAATATATACATCTTTTAATCTAGGAGATGGATATATCAATGCATAAGTAATACCTTCTTTAGCTAATCCATTTCTAACATTCTCATGAGAAGATATTAATATGTAATCAACTTTTCCAATTAAACTTTTTATATGAGTAATATAATTATTAGGGAAATCAGGATTTCTAACACCAGGTTCTAACCAAGAAAAATTACTACTATCAGAATCTTGTACAATAATATCAGTTCCTTTATACATTTCTGTCAGATAACTTTTTCCAACACCAGGAAATCCAGAAATAATTATAGTATTTTTCATGTTTATTTTCTTCTCCTCTTAATATTATTAAGCTTATCTTTATGTTAATTACCCTTTTTAATTGTAAAATATACCCCTATATAGGATTATCCTATATAGGGGTATTCATTAAAATATTTTTGCGCAAAAATATTTCTTTATAACTGATTTAAGAAATTCAAAAATTCGTCACTAATAATATCTTGATTTACTTCAATAGTTTGACCTAATAGTTCTTTATTATCATAATCTACAAAAGTAAATGATGTATTTAATAATGTAGATAATAAATTAATAATAAGGTCCTCTTTACCTATATCATTCAATGAACTATACTTATCTTCAATAATATGTTGATAAATAGAACTTGATTGAATCTTTGTTAAGAATTTATCATTTCTTATAGTTCTTGCATTTAATTTACTTTCAATATTAGAAGAAATAATTTGAGGTAAATATACACAAGACTGGAATTGTAATCTCTTCTTTAACATAATCAATAGTTTTAAATACTGAGTTCTATTTAATAACATCAAATCTCGATATCCGTTGAAGTATTTTGCATAGTAATAAAATACTAACTGAGATTGGAATTTAGTGATATTAAGATTACGTTTATAATATTCAATCTCTTCATCAGTAATCTCAATATGCATTTTCTTTTTAATTCTTTTAATTGTTTTCTTAATGTTAATTTCTGATAAAATTACTGAACTCTCATCAATCTTAGATGCATTCATTTCAAGCTTATCAAGTCCTGATAGGCCAGATGCATCACGATGTGCTGATAATTCAATACGATTTAACTTGTACGGTTCAACTAAAAAGAAGCGTAATTGCTTGTCCAAAACGACATAATTGAAACTGACGATATTTTTATTGAATTCATACTTAAAGAATGTTTCAGATATGATTTTATCTTTTAATAATTCTGTCATATGAGTTAATGCGTTAGTGCCAAAAATCTCGCGCTGTTCCCAGATAAGAGAATTTCTAACGAAATTCACATTAACCTTAGAATATATAGATATCCATAATTTATTATAAATATCGACTTCTTTACCAAATATATCAAATAATCCTTCATAAAATCTGAAGATATATTTACGGTCTTTAATTAAACCATAAGAATTTAAATAATGGAACATTGGTGCAACCATCATTTTCATAGACATGCTAATAGCCATCATAACTTTAGCATGTTTCATTGTGAACTCTAATGTTTCATTATATTTCTTACTAGTATCATCAGATGTTAAATCTATATAATAATTATCTTCTACTAACTGATTAATTTTCTCTATCATTGTATCAGTAAGAAGAATATTATAAACCATTTTAATAAAAGTTCCTAATGGAATATTATTGTCTTTATTATCAACTAAGAACTTTAATTTTAAATATGCAAGTATTAATTCATTCTCTTTATCGTAATACTTAATAAAATAATTTATATAATGAGTGATATGTTCCAACTTTTTTACATATGACTCTTTTTTAATAATAAAATTATTCAAAGCATCATTATTTTGACGTTTAAAAATCTTATTAAATGGTACTACTACCAACTTCCCATCATATGTTATCTTCGTATCTTTCTTAGTGGGAACCCACTCATCAATACGGATAAATTCTTCAGTTTCCAACACGTGTCCTCCTCATTGTTATTAAGCTTCTATTATATAATATATACTTTATTTTTTTATTGTAGTTTTTACTTTAGATTTTCCTGTAATTTTTTTATGAGGAGTGATACGATGGTCACTTCTTGTTTTAGTTGCTTTAGGTTTTCCTACAACTTTATTTGTCTCTTTTTTAGGCTTATTATCAGTTTTCTTATTCTTTTCTTCTTTAAGTCTATTATTTTCTTTCTTAATCTCCAATTCAATTTTATCGGTAGATTTAATAGTTTTCTTGAATTGGTCAATCATTAATCTCTTAGAAATAGGAACTAAGGAAACCTTATTCATGAAAGATTTATTAGACTTAATATATTTACAAGCAAAATAAATAGATTTCTCAAAATTAATTACTTCACCAGGATTTTTAATAATAGGATTGTCAGATAAAACAATATCCTTATATTTATCCCTTAGGAAATCTATTATAAGTCCATAATCATTATACACATATGCATATGTATAAGTAAAACTAGGACAATTACTAAATACTTTAATCGTGTATCGATTAAGATTTAAATCATTGGTAACTTCTTTTTCGGTAGGTGTGAATTGAATAACAACATCATATTCATTATTTCTTTCAGATTCACTAGGAATTTTCACATGGATATAAAAATTAGTATTATCATGATAATGATAATGTTTAAAGTCCTTGTGTTTTTCCAAAAGTTTAGCATATCTTGTATCCAGATCAGATTTAATAAGATTTCTATTAGCAATCGCTGTAGAACCTTTACCCATAGGATTTTCAAGATACTCATCAAGAGTTTGAGGTATGAACATGGTTTTGTTATCCTCCTTTCTTTCATGGGTTTAATTAATCCAGGGGTAAATTATACCCCTGGATAATATATAAAATTAATGTTGTTCAGTCATAATAGAAATATACTGATTACTGGAATTCAGAAGAGAGATAATAGAAGCGGTAGCTTTCAGAATCTCAATATCAGTTTCACAAGAATTAATAATATCCTTAGAATATGTGTCATGAATTAGATCATAACAAATAGGTTCTTCACTATTCATACACTTATCAATAATAGCAGTGAAGAAATCATCAGTCATTTCTTTTTCAGTATACTTATTACGAAGAATAGTTTTAAATACATTTAGGAATGCTTTTTTAATAATAGCAAACATTTCATGTTCATATTCTTCCATACAAGTATTATTTTTCTTTTCTTCTTCTGTCATCTGATTAATGATATAAGGAATAATTAAAGATCCACCAATTGTATAACCATGAGTAAATGCAGATTCGCAAGCTTTAACTGCGTCCTCAACAAGGTCAAAATTAGCAGTCTTTTCTAATTCAGAATTACCACCAACATGGATGATACCCATATGTCCATTCAACTTAGTCATTCTCTGCTTCAATTCATTCAGCTTAATATCTACAATACCTCTCTTTTGATTTTCATCAAGAGCTTTATTGTATTTATTAGTAGCATCTGCAACTGCTTTATTATAAAGATTTTCATTTCTACTAGTAAAACCTCTAATAAAAGTAGTCTTTTCAGAAATTACCATTGAATCAACAAAACCAACATATTCCATTACAGTCTCAGGAGTAATTTCATCAATAAACTGTTCACTGATAACCTGGCAACCACACATGATTGCGAAGTCATTATACAGATCATGAGAAACATTATTAACTAAAGATGCTCTAGTATACACAATAGTAGAGATACCTCTGGTTTTATATTCAACAATAATATTCTTACGAATATTATCAAGTAGGAATTTATCGTAATGAGGTGCAATAACAACTAATCTCTTATTATTATGAGCAGCAGTCGTTGCAGCTTCACTAATAATAGGAAGTGCTCTTTCGATATCAATCTTATGGTCAAACATAATAACCATAGGATTATTAATCACACAAGTACCATCATCATTAGTAGTAAAAATATTATCAATATATGTAATATTACCTCTATAACCATCAATAATTTCATATGTAGTCTCATTAGTCTTAGACTTAACATACTCAATAGAAGGATTATTGGTAGTCATATAAATATCTCTAATGATTTTAGAAATCTGATCATCACCATTAGTAGAAATATATGCGAGCTTATAAATTTCTTCAAATGTTTCTTTATTGACTTGAATAGAAGAAGCATAAATTTTATCAACAAGATAATTTACACATTTATTCAAGGTTTCAATAAATTCTTTAGGACGCATTGTATTAATAATGCTTTCATGTGCTTTCATTTCTTTAAGAATAGAATTGGCAGCAACAATAGAAGTTGTAGAACCATCACCGACTCTAATAACAACCTGAGCACTAATTCTCAGAAGAAGCATCATGATATTATTACTAACAGTATCATTGAATCGGATATTCTTCAATACTGTCCATCCATCCTTAGTAATGTGGCATTCGCCATACTTTTCAATAATAGTTGTAGAACCATAAGGTCCTAAAGTCTTAGTTAATGCATTTGATACCTGAGAAAATACATTATCAATCTTTCTTTTAAATTCACTTTCTTCAATTACATTCCAGGCGAGATATTCTTTATAATAACGGCTCTCACCCGCACGACAAGAAATTTTCTTTTCATTCTGGTTTTCCATTATTTTTCCTCCTTTTAATAAATTGGAACTTATGTTAATGTTAATCACCTAATTATTTTCTAGTATATACTGAAGGTGTATAAGGATCAAACATTGCTAATTTAAATACCAATTTTTCAGATAGTTTATCAATATTATCCACTTTTAAAATAGGGATATTAGCTTCATTTAATTTATACTGCCAACCTGTATTAGCAACTAATATATTTGTATATCCCACAATACCCTTTTCAATTAATTTATTAATAATAGTAACATCATTTAATACAAAGGATGTAAATCTAATCTTAGAACTTAGTTCATCTAATACTCTATCTAATTCACCATATACGTATAAAATATTTTTAGTTCCAAAGGTATTATAAATATCTCTAGCGATATTTTCATCATAATATCTTGTATAAATATATATTGTATTAAGAAATTTTTGTCTTAATAATATATGAATAGAATTAGAAAAAGATAAAGATATGGATTTAGAAATAATATCAGGATAATTTAAATATAAATCAAGATATGTATATTCAAATTCAAATTCGTCAATAGCTAATGATTTTAAAATATTCTGATCATTAGCACTAAAAATAACACCCATTAATTCATTATCAGATAAATTCTCTATTTTACTATAATCAATAGAGAATTTATAATTTTTTCTATATTCTTCTGTGAGAAGTTTCTTTAATATAAGTAATTTTGGAGTTTTGATAATATCATCATACATTACAAATAAAACTTCCTGTTGGGAAGCAAATGCATTCATAGGCATAAAAAATAACCCCCAATACAAAAAAAATATAGTGACAATAGAAATTTTCTATTGTCACTATATAAATTAATTAACCATTCAATGCTTCATCTAAATCATCTGCACTAATATGTTCCATTGCTATATCAAAAGAACTATTATTAGAACGATTATTACTAAAAGTATTCTTAGTCGTAGTAGTAGCATTATTCCAAATGCTAGTTTTACCACTATATCCCTTAGGATTCAAATCAACTCCAACTTTATCAGCAATAGCATTTACAGTATTAACCATCCTGTCATTACTATAACGATTATTATACCTATTTACATGACTATTAAAATTAGAATTCTGAATAAAGGATTTCAACAATTCAATGAATAACATAAATTCAGCACTAATATTAGTTTCAACATTATAATCACCAGTATTAGGATCATAATCATCAACAGTCATAGACTTCTTAAATTCATAATAAATAGACTGTTCTGCTTTCTTAGTATCAGGATTCAAACCCTTATGAATTGCAATATAGGGACGAATGCTCTGAGTAATAGCTTTACCAGTACCAACAGTTACAAGACTATCACCTGCAACGCTAATACCAATATTCTTTTCTTCTTCATTTTCAATTGCAGGAAGAATATCCTTATTAATCTTATAAAGCAAAAGCATAACCTTCTCCATATTCAGAGAAGTTGCAACAAACTTATCATAATCATACAGTTGATCCTTACTCTGCTTATCAGGGGGGAGAGCAGGATTAATTCTCAAACTAAACATTTCATCCCAACCAGAAATCTGCAAAGTAGAAGGTTCAAAACCATCTCTATTCTTGAACTGATATACCTTAGTTGTAATACTCTTACGGTTATCATTTTCGTTGTTTTGTCTTGTTCCAAAATTATTTGCCATAAAAATTTGTCCTCCTAAAAATAATTGATTACATTTAAGTTCTTAATGATATTAAAAGTTATCTACATAAATATTTATTTACTAATAATCTATTTTTATGCTCATCATTATAATAAATGCTTAAAGAATTTTCACTTTCAGGATATAACTTAATAGGATATCCAATATCTTCAGCCATTTTAATAACTTTATTAAATTCATTAATAATCATAGATTTGTCTATAGGTATATACATATTATAGTTACCTTGCGGTCCACACCAATAATGTCCTTCATCACCTATTCCACCAGAACCAAAACTATAATAATCTTCACAATAACCACTTACATATTGTCGGTTACAAGTAAGTCTTTTTTCACATATTGTGCTGCAACATGCTGCAATATCATTCATTTTTATCTTCCTCTAAATTTACTAAAGTGTTAGTATTTCCATATACCCATTGATTATCTTTACTGATATATCCAATATATAAAGCACCATTATCTAATGCTTTCTTTATTTCTACATCCATAATAATTTTATTACTAATTTCTTTCATAGATTTATATATTCTAAAATTTATTATACATGCAGATATATTTATAATTGTAACAATTATTAAGAACAATCTCATCTTTTATTCCACCAATCAACAATCATTTCACTTATTGAATAAATACCTTGTATAATATATACTACAGATATAATAATTGCCAACACTATTAATGCTAAACAAATAAATTCTAACATAATTAATATCCTTCTTTTAAAATTATAGTAAGACTAGTCCATTATATTAGGACTAGTCTTATATTTATAACTTATTTAACTCATCTACAAAGTTAACAATATCAGTAGCTAATTGATCACATTTATTATTGATCAAATTATCACTATGACCTTTAACTTTAATGAATTCTACATTTTTATGGAATCTTACAAGTTTAAGTAATATAATCCATAAATCAATATTTGCAACAGGTTCTTTCTTAGAATTAATCCATTTATTCTTTTCCCATTTTTCATACCATTTCTGATTAAAACAGTTTATAATATATGCAGAATCAGAATAAACTTTAATATTAGAAGAACGTTCAATCATTCTAAGACCAGTAATTACTGCTTTAAGTTCCATTCTTTGGTTTGTTGTTGAAGGTTCATATCCAGTAATATAAATAGGTCTATTTTGTTTATTTATAATTACTGCAGCATAACCTCCTGGACCATCAGGATTTATCCGACATCCTCCATCAGTATAAACAATATAATCAGTCTCTGTGTTCATCAGTAGATCCGAAACCTCCAGTACGAGTTCCTTCAACTTTATTATTATAAACTACACCATATTGATGGAAAATACCCTGAATAAACTTATCTCCAGGCATAATAGTCAAGACATTGTCTCTAATATTACTACAATTAGTAATACTTACCATAATATGTCCTTCATTTTTAGGATTGTTATAATAATCACTATCAATGATACCAACAGTATTATCCAATTGAAGTCTATATTTAAAACCTAATCCACTTCTAGGATAAAGGTCAAGAGACCAACCAGGTTCAATAAATACTTTAATACCTGTAGGAATAATTACAGTCTGTTTCGGTGCAAGCTTAAACATACAGAAAGATTTAAAATCGTAACCTGCAGAACCTGCTGTTGCCTGTGCAGGAAGCTCGATTATTTCATAAGCTTTTCTAAGAGTTTCCTCAGATACAGTTTCTGTAATATTAGCTTCACAATCTTTTTTAAACTGTTCAAAGCTAACCTTCTCAAATTGTGCCATTTCTACCATTGTTAATATCCTCCACTAATTAAATTAAATCCACTTCCATAGTGATTAAGTATACCATACATTAAAAGAATAAATAGTATCATATAAAAACTTGCAGAAGTGAAATCTTTTTTACTATATAAATTTTTCAAATATGCTTTAAATGATAATATTGTACACCATAATACGATAGCATATCTTCCCCATTGTGGGAGATCCCAATAAAATTCTTTTATTGCTTCCAACATAATTTAACTCCTTATATATTAAGAATATTAGAAAAATATTCTTTCTTAGATGTTTTAATAGTATCTAATCCTAGAGATTCCAATACAGGATAGAATTTATTTAATACATTATAAGAAATTGTATCATAATCAATATAAGGAATTAACCACTCTGGAATCTTGTCAACATTTCTAGGAATTGCGATAACAGATAATCCTTTACTAGAAATTCTTTCATCAGGATTATTTAAAATCTTTTCATTTAAAATTGTATACATTTCCGGATTCTCTACTCTTAACTTATTAATACTTTTTTCTTCATTAAGAGTAACCTTAACAATATCCAATTTAGTAGGAAGTTCAATCTCTATATTAGGATAGAAAGTATTCCAAGCTATAACAGCTCTAACACCTTGCATCTTTAAAGGATCTGCATAAGCTTCTAATTCTTTAACAGATACAGGAATAAGATACTTCTTTTCACCATTTTTAAGTGTCTCAATGATTTCTGATTCAAATGCTTCAATATCATTAAGAATAGAAACGATATTGATATCTTTACTACTAATAATTCTCTTCTTAATAATATCAAGAAATTTAGCTTTAGTTTCTACAGTTGCCGTAGATTTCATGAAATCATGACCCTTTATATCCAGCTTCTCTGGCCAGATCTCATCACCCTCTCTAAGACGAATAGAACTAAAGTATCTTTTCTTCTTAGATGCCAATACAACACGGGACATTAAGAATTCATTCTTAATATTAATAAAGTGTCTAAAATCCTTAGGAATATTTGCATGTTTAGTATATCTTCCTAATACAGTTTGCATCATATTAGTAATAACAAATGCCATTGTATTAACTGCAATAAATCTAAGTTCTTCTCTATCACGACCATCATTTTTATAATCTGGATCAATGATATTATTAAACATAAATTCAACCCACGGATTTAAATTCAAGAAATTACTATCAGTATCAATTGTTAAAACAACTTTTCTTTTATCATTCTTTAATCTTTGAATACGATTAATAGGAGAATAATTATATAAAACAAATTCCTTATAATAAGTCCATAACTCTTCTAAATATTCTTTAGATGTTTCTGGAATTTTATTAGGATCTTTAAACTCCTTTGTATTTCTAACAATTAATACTAATAAAGAAATAATTTTATGATGCATAGAAAATTCATAAATATTATTCTTATAATAAATCTTATTTAATTGATCTTGTGTTAGTGTCATTAAATAAGAATATAATAATTCGGTATAAGATTCTTGATAATTATAGAAGGTGTCAACTAATCTATCATATACCTGATCAACTGTTACATTTATTAAAAATGTAGAATCTAATGTATATTTTTCATTAATAACATTTGTTAAAAATGTAAAACATTCATTAATATTATTGAATAATGTATTATTAGCTAGAAAAGATTCAAATGCTTGTTCTGTTGTACTAATTAATGACTGACCCGAACCGGTAACAGATGGTGCTGTATACATATTAAATAGAAATGATGCAGCATTACCAAATGTACCATAAATAGAGTTTGCTGAAATCTTTTCAGACAACTGTTTTCTATCAAATGTTTGATATTCGTAGGAAGTTTTATCCTTAATGAATTTAAGTTGTCCTTTAAACTTCTTACGAGAAGTTAAGAATTTTTGAATCATCATTGCAAGGGGATTCTTAACCTGATGTTGATTCTTAAATAAAACACCATGACCTGCACAAATTGGGTCAGTGTTATGAATCCAATTTATAGTATTCAACAGATTTGTATTAATCTGTTTATTAATATAGTTATTATCTAGAATAACTCTTGGATTCTTTATATTCTCATTGATAATATCATCTAAGAATTCATTAATTTCTTTTTTACTTATTTCTGGATATAATTGATGTAGTATTTTTCTATTGGTTTTTTTCCATTCCTTTAGAAAAATGTATTCGTCACTATTAATCAATTATGTTCACCAACCTTCATATACGTATTAACATTATAATAATATATACTTCAATTTATTTTTAGTATCTATTAATATGATTGTTTTCAGGCTTTTTAAGTTGTACTTAGTCGAGTTTGCTTAATATATTATTTTTAATATTAATCAAACATTTTTATAAAACTAATATTAAAGAAAGGACGTGTTCTTAATATGTTATTTAATAAAAATGGTAACTTAAATCAGGAAGAAGAAGTTCTGAGCACTGAAGCTGTTAATTATATTATGGAGGCTTTCGTTAAGGAAGAGTTCACTCCTGATGAAATGTCTATGTTCCTGGAGAATCAGACTGAAATTGATGACGCTATCAATAATAACATTCTGATGGAAAAGACTATTGTTCGTTTAGATAAGAAGGCTAAGCTGTCTAAGGCTAGAAAGATGGCTGTCTTTACCATTGCTAAGGAAAAGAACGATCCTAAATTCAAGAAGTTGCTGACTGTCTGGAAGATGGAACGTTTCTTGGAGGATTATCTGGACAAGAAGTATGGTAATGAAGCATCTCGTCGTGCTAAGAAAGTTGTTTCTAATTCCGCAAAGTCTTCCAGTGGCACTATGATTAAGAGAGCTGCTGAGCGTGCAAAGAACACTTTTGAAACTAAGTAATGATAATAAATCACTAGATGGAATTTAACCATCTAGTGATTTTTAATCGTCGTTTTAATTATATATTATATATTTATAAGCTAATTAACAGTCTTATAATTATATAAGGAGATGATGAAAAATGAAATTTTTAGGACCCGATGTAGATTCTTCAGATGTAATGTTGCTTGATATATTATATCATGCACCTAGAAAAGAATACGATAGGATTGATGCTATCGATATTATATATAAAACTTTATCAGATGGTGAAAAACATATAAAAACTATTAAGAATCCTACAATTGATATTTATTTCGCTAAAGAAGAATATCGAAATTATGATTATAATAAAAATTTCATGGAAATAGAAAATTGTGATGTTCATACTTGTGAATATAAAAAACTTCCTTGGTATATAGCTGAGCAAGCAGGTGAAAATTATGTAAATGAATTAAGACGTATGGTTGAAAATGGAAGATTTAGAGATATTCAAAAAATTCATACCTATCCATATGTTTTTGGTTCTGATATACCTATAGATGTATTCTATAGAACTCAGTGGTTATTAGAATATGATAATGAAAAAATGAAACCTCTTACTAAGATATTCCTTGATATTGAGGTTGATACTATTGATATAGTAGGTTTCGTCAGAGATGGTTCTTGTCCTATTAATGCAGTTACTATTGTAGATGATATAACTAATTCAGTATATACATTTTTATTAGATACTCACAATAATTCTCAAATTGATGAGTTTAAAAATGATATTGATAATTTTATTGATGAATTACATGAAATGTTTGATGAATCTTATGGAGTATTATCATACTATATTTATATGTATGATGATGAAAAAGATTTATTGAAAGATATGTTTAGATTAATTCATACTCTTAAACGAGATTTCTGTATGATATGGAACGGTATGGGTTTCGATATTCCATATATAATTGAACGGTTAAAAACTTTGAATATTGATCCTTATGATGTATTTTGTCATAAGGATTTTAAATATAAAATGTGTAAGCTTCATGAAGATAATAAAAATTTTCAGGTTGCTAATAAAGGAAGTTTCTTCAAAACATCTTCCTATACTAAATATATAGATCAGATGATTCTATATGCAGCAACTAGAAAAGGTCAAAGTGAATTAAGATCTAATTCTCTTAATAGTATTGCCCAAGCTGAATTGGGTGATGAAAAGTTAGATTATACAGATGAAGCAAATATTAAAACTTTACCATATGTTAATTATCGTAAGTTTGTTATATATAACATTAAAGACGTTCTTCTTCAATTAGGAATTGAAAGAAAAGCAAATGATATTGATAATTTGTACTTGCGTGGTTATGCAAATTGTACTGAGTATGATAAAGTTTTTAAACAGACAGTAACTTTGAAAGCTCGTGCTTATTACGAATATATTCTTCAAAATAATATTTTAGGTAATAATATTAATGTCTTTAGTATTGATACTGGTAGTGGTTTTACTGGTGCCTTAGTTGGAAATCCATTGTTAAATACAAATACGGGTATAATTCTATTTGGTAAACAGAGCATGTATGTATTCGATAATGTTATAGATATGGATTTCAGCTCAATGTACCCGCATATCATAATCTCCTTCAACATTGAACGTCATACTATGATTTGTAAAATTATTATTCCTGATGTTACTGAAGATAGATATGACCATATCTTTAATGATGAAGATATTATTGATGTAGAGTATAGTGAAGATGATTCTGAAGAAGAAAAAGAAATTGAACTTGGTTATGATTCTGGTAAAGACTTCCTTGATAATTATTTAACTAAAGATACATTATCTATGGGTACTAAATGGTTTAATTTACCTGATGTTAATGAAGTTCATAATCAGTTTAAAAAGAGATTTAATGTTAAGCCTAAGAAGAGAATTAACTTAACTAATATTATTTCTTATATTGCTGATGGTTTAAATATTAATATTACCAAGGATTAACCTCCTTGGTAATATTTTTTTAGTTTTTTTATTATTTATAAATATATATTATAGATATAGGTATAAATAATAAATTACTAAAAAGGAGATTTACATCATGCTATTACCTCACAATATACCTGTGTATAAAAAATTAAAAGAACACTTATCAAAAAATAAAGATGCAATTATCATTACTGCAACAGGTACTGGTAAAAGTTACCTTGTTGCAGAATATATTGAAGAGTATAATTTAAATGCTCTTGTTATTTGCCCAAGAAGATCGCTCTGTAAATATTGGTCAAAATTGTCTGAAAATGTATCACCTATAACATACCAATATTTCGAAAAACATATTGACGATCTTATCAATGTAAATGAAATTATAGGTTTCTTTGATATTTTCGTATTCGACGAAGCCCATCATGCCGGTGCTAAAAAATGGGGTAAAGCAATCGAAAAATTTAAAGAGGTTTGTAAAAAGCCTATTATCGGTCTTACTGCAGATCCTAAACGATATACTGATGGTGGTAGAGATGTATCTATTGAAATCTGGGATGGATCTATTGTAGAAGGGTACACTTTAAATGATTCAATTGGTAAAATTTTGCCTAATGTATCATACACATGTGCATTATATGATACAAATGGTTTAATGGAAAATATCCCTAGTGGAGTGTCTGATAAATTACTCAAACAGCTTGAATATTCTATTAAAAATACAAAGACTTGTGTTGAAATTTTACAGACAGAAATTAGTGAAAGTTTTCCTCATAAAGGAATTGTATTCGTTGATAGAATCCATACTATTAAAAATGGTATCGATATTATTAATAAAGCATTTCCTAATGAAAAAGTATGGGCAATTCATTCAAAACAATCTGAAAAAATGAATGATATGTATATTAATGAATTTAATAATTCTGAATCTGGATTTATTGTTGCAGTTGATATGCTGAATGAGGGTATTCATATTAGTACTGTTGATATTGTCATTATGTTAAGAAAAACTTCTTCTCCCACAATATTCTTCCAACAAATTGGTAGAGGAATGTCTGTAAATGGTAAATATCTTCATATCTTTGACTTTGTGTCTAATCATAATTCCTTAAAAATTACATCTAGTAAATCTTCGAAGCCAATTAAATTATTTGATACAGAGACGATATATAAACGATCGGAACAATCTATCATTCATGATTATAGTAAAGATATTGTTGATGTATTGAATGATATTAAAAAATCATTATTTAATTTTTGGACTGAAGAGGAAGATAAAATTATTCGTAAATATTATCCTATTGAAGGATCTAAAGTTGCAGAAAGATTACCCGGTAGAACTAAAGATACATGTATATATAGGGCAAAAACATTAAAAATCAATAGTGATAAATTTTGGACTAAAGAAGAGGATGAAATTCTTAAGAAGTATTATCCTATTGAAGGTATGGATGTTGTAAAAAGATTACCTGGCAGAACACGAAATGGATGTAAAGCTAGAGCAAGACTTTTTAATGTATTAGTGTTACATCATTGGACACCTGAAGAGGATGAAATTCTTAAGAAGTATTATCCTACTGAGGGTGGTGATGTATATAAAAGATTACCAGGTAGAACTTCTAGTGCATGTGTTAGTAGAGCATCTAATTTTATTATTCAAATGAGACCATACTGGACTGAAGAGGAAGATAAAATTATTCGTGAATATTATCCTACTGAAGGATCTAAAGTTGCAGAAAGATTACCCGGTAGAACTTCTAGTGCATGTAAAAATAGGGCAAAAATATTAAAGGTATTAACTAATGTAAATCATTGGACACCTGAAGAGGATGAAATTCTTAAGAAGTATTATCCCACTGAGGGAAGTAAGGTTGCAGAAAGATTACCTAATAAAACTCCTTCTGCATGTAAAGCTAGAGCAAATAAGCTCAAAATTAAACGCATTTAGGAATAGATGGTTGGGTGGGGTGATCTCCACCCAACCTATAATTAATATGTTATCTTATAAAAAAGGAGACTTACACCATGTTATTAGAACATAATAAACCTGTATATAAAAGGTTAAAAGAAACATTAACAAATATCAAAGATACTGTTATTGTCACTGCAACTGGAACAGGTAAAAGTTATTTAATGGACGAATATATCGATGAATTTGATATGAAGGCATTAATTATTTGTCCTACAATTGGTATGGGTGAAGATTGGTATAAATTATCTGATAGGGTAAGTTGTATTACATACCACCGATTTCATAAACATGTTGATGAGTATATTAAAAATGTTAATGAATATGATATTTATATTTTTGATGAGGCTCATCGTACAGGAGCTAAAGAATGGGGTAAATCTATAAATAAATTTAAAGATAAATGTAATAAACCTATTGTTGGTTTAACTGCAACTCCTATTCGGTATACTGATAATTGTAGAGATATTACTATTGAGATGTTCGACGGGTCGGTTGTACATGGTTACTCCATTAAAGAAGCTTTGGATGAAGGAATTCTTCCCAATATCAATTATATTTGTGCATTGTATGATACTACTGGAATTAAAGAAAAAATTCCTAAAGATGTATCAAAAGAATTAATTGGTAGACTTGATCTGTGTATTCAAAATACTAAAAGATGTGTTGAAATTCTTAGATCTGAACTATCTAGTGGTAAAAATAAAGGGATTGTTTTTGTTGATAAAATTGAAAGTATTAATGACGGTATCAATATCATTAAAAAAGCTTTCCCGAATGAAAAAGTATGGTCTATTCATTCTAAACAAAGTAATCAACTCAATTCTCAGTGTATTGATGAATTTAATAGATCCAGTCATGGATATATTGTATCTGTTAATATTCTCAATGAAGGTAAACATGTGGATGGAATAGATACTATTATCATGTTAAGAAAAACATCTTCTCCGACAATATTTATTCAGCAATTAGGTAGAGGGCTTTCTGTTAAAGGAAAGAATATAAATGTATTTGATTTTGTATCGAATCATTTATCTATTCGTGTTATGAATCAACGCCAAAATATAATCCGTACATTAGCATCCCCTTCAGCTAGAGTAAGTAAAAAATCTAGTCAGTTAATTATTACTGATTATACTGGTGAATTCTATGCAATTCTTGAGACAATCGAAAATTTAAATAGTAGAACATACTGGACACCTGAAGAGGATGAAATTCTTAAGAAATATTATTACGTTGAAGGTGAGGATGTTGTAAAAAGATTACCTGGTAGAAATATGAATTCATGTACACACAGAGCTCATAGACTCGGAATATTAAATTCTGCTAGATTCTGGACACCTGAAGAGGATGAAATTCTTAAGAAGTATTATCCCACTGAGGGAAGTAAGGTTGCAGAAAGATTACCTAATAAATCCAATACAGCATGTTATGCTCGTGCAAAAGTACTAAGTGTAAAATTCATTAATACGACTTGGACACCTGAAGAGGATGAAATTCTTAAGAAGTATTATCCCACTGAGGGAAGTAAGGTTGCAGAAAGATTATCTGGTAGAACTGTATCAGTATGTAGAAATAGGGCTAAAAGTATTGGTGTAACTAAACTTGGTTGGACACCTAAAGAGGATGAAATTCTTAAGAAGTATTATCCTATTGAAAGTTTAAGTAAGGTTGCAAAAAGATTGCCTAGTAAAACTAAAGATGCATGCTCACATAGAGCTGAGAAATTAAATTTAATTAAAGTAAATAATCTTAAAATTAAATGGTCTGAAGAAGAGGATGAAATTCTTAAGAAGTATTATCCTATTGAAGGTGAAGATGTTGCAGAAAGATTACCTGGTAGAACTAAAAGTGCTTGTAAATATAGAGCAAATGAGTTGAAATTGAAACATATTAATCTAAATGCATGGTCTGAAGAAGAGGATGAAATTCTTAAGAAGTATTATCCTATTGAAGGTGAAGATGTTGCAGAAAGATTACCTGGTAGAACTAAAAGTGCTTGCAAAAACAGATCTAATATATTAAATATCAATAAGCCTAGAAAGATATTATGGTCTGAAGAAGAGGATGAAATTCTTAAGAAGTATTATCCTATTGAAGGTGTACTTGGAGTTATAAAAAGATTGCCTAATAAATCTCGTAATGCATGTGAGTGTAGAATAGATGAATTATGTCTTATAAAATCTAAATCTATTTGGACTAAAGAGGAAGAAGATATTTTGAGAGAATATTATCCTATTGAAGGTGAAGATGTTGCAAAAAGATTACCTGGTAGAACTATGAGAGCATGTGTCATAAGAGCTAGAGCAATAGGTGTATTTATGTTATCCAAAGCTTGGACACCTGAAGAGGATGAAATTCTTAAGAAGTATTATCCTATTGAAGGATTTAAAGTTGTGAAGAGATTGCCTGGTAGAACTAAAAGTGCTTGTGTAAATAGAGCTAAACTCTTTAATTTACACAGTTCTAGAAATTGGACACCTGAAGAGGATGAAATTCTTAAGAAGTATTATCCTATTGAAGGTGAAGATGTTGCAGAAAGATTACCTGGTAGAACTAAAAGTGCTTGTGTGTCTAGGGCTAGGAAATTGGGATTATACTACAACTAACAAAAAAGAAAGACTCTTAATGAGTCTTTCTTTTTTTTGTATTAATTTTAAATATATATTATAACTATATGATAAAAACTTAAAAGGAGTAATTTATTATGATATACGAATTCAAAAAAGGTGAATTAAATAAATTAAATAATCTTAATCAAGATTTAAAAACTATATTTAATAATTATATTATTCTTGATAATGGATTTATTTATGGGGATTCTATTCTTCGTAAAGGAACCCATATGGTTCATACTCAATTTAAAATGTTCTTTGAATATCCAGATAGTTATGTTATTAGAATTAATAGTAAAGATTTATTTGAAACTATTAAGAATAATAAAAAGATTATAACTTGTATTAGAATAATCGATAATATTATATATCTTGGTGGAGAAGAATCTTTATTTAAAATTGGCGATATGATTAGTTTTAGATGGAGTCAATTATCAAATGAATTAATGGAATATATGTCATTAATAAACTTGATGGTAGAAGATAATAAATCTAATAGTACGTTTACTATTCTTTCTACGGAAGACACTATCGATTTAGTTAATAATGAATATAAAAATATTCGTAAAAATAAGTATAAAACAAGAATAACTAAAGAAGTTATTCCTGGATTAAAGAAATCTCATGAAGTAGTATTGGATTTCTTTGATCATACTAAGGATAAATCCTTATTCTATTTAGGAATTAAGGTAAGAAGAGCATATTGTACAAGTTATCATATCTATACTTGTTTACATATGTAAGAATAAAGAGTCATAGATTAATTTCTATGACTCTTTCTTTTTTTGTATATTAATAGTCCGAAAACAATTAATTAATGATTGTATATTGGAATGTATACAGACCTCATAGAAAGGTTGTGAAATAAATATTATGGCTGAAAATAAAAAAGAAAATAATAGAAGTAATGAAAAAGTTAAAAAAGAATTATTAGATTTAAATAATACATTTAATGATGCATTGATTGATATTGCAACTAGTATTACAGGTACTGGTCCAGCTAATAATACTGAATTAAAAGTTTTACAGCGTGAAGTTGATAAAATTATTAATGCTGAATTAACTAATACGAAAAGTATTACTTCAGATGATATGTCAACCTTCATGGTTAAATTATTTAATGATTTTGATAATAAAACTAAAACCAATGATAAATCATTAAATGATATATTTGAAAATGATGGAGCGGGATTGTTCCAATTCTTCCAACAGAGATATCAGAATAAAAATCTTTTATATGAAGATTTGGAAATGATTACTTCTCAATTGTTTGAACTTGAAGAAGCGGTTATGACCACTCGTGATGCTATTATTACATCTGATGATATTTCTACTACAGTTTCAAGAACACTTAATTTCAAAAATTCTATTGGTGATGAGAACATAAGTAATTATATTAAAACTGTAGAAGAATTGGAAAGAAAATTTAAATTATTAATTAAACTTAAGAATATGGTTGTTCCTAATACATTAAAATACGGTAATTATTATGTATATTGCTGTCCATATTCTAAATTATTCCAAGAGCAATATGATAAGAAAATTAAAGATCCTTTTAAAAAGACTGTTATTAGTGAAAGTATTGATGAATCTTTCTTGGAAAACTTAACAAAGGATTTATCTAATATTGATGCTAAAATTGGTATTGATATTAAGAAAAATAATGTTATTGAAATTGCTAAGGAATATACTGATAATATTGAAGTATATAATGATGTATGTTCTATTCCGTTATTAGAAGGTGTTGATATTTCTGAATTAGTAGATAATGAAAAATTTACTAAGAAGAAAAAAGATATTGTGAAAAAACAAGAATCTGAAAATGATAAACATCTTTCTGTTGATGGTACAGTTGATACATCCAAAAAAGGTGATAAGTTTGATAATATTACTGAATGTTATTTAAAATATATTGAACCTAAAAAGATGATCCCTGTAAAGATTCTTGACACTGTGATTGGATACTACTATATTCATGCAACTGATTTCCAAGTTAATAAATCTCCATTCTCTACAACTATTAAAGTTACTAATGCAACATCTGGACAAAATTATCAGAATACTGAAGATGTTGAAACTATGTTCTTAGGAAAGATTACAGATAAAATTGTTAAATCTTTTGATAAGAAATTCTTAGAGAATAATATTCAGTTTAAAGATATGATTTTTAATGCTTTATTATATAATAATTTATATAAAAAGCAAATTAAATTCCAGTTTATTCCTGCTGATTATGTGGTTGAATTTAAAGTTAATGAGGATGCTGATGGAAATGGTCAGTCTGTATTAACTAAAGCATTATTCTATGCTAAATTATATTTAGCATTGTTAATTTTCAAAATGGTATCTATTGTTAGTAAGTCTAATGACCAAAGAGTATATTATGTTAAAAACTCTGGTATGGATACTAATATTACAAATAAAATTCAAGAAGTTGCAAGATCTGTCAAAGGTAGACAGATTAACTTCATGGATTTATTAAACTACAATTCTATAATCTCGAAAATCGGCGCATACAAGGAAATCTTTATCCCCGTTGGACGAAGTGGTGAACGAGGAATAGAGTTTGATATTTTACAAGGTCAAGATGTACCATTAAATACTGATTTAATGGAAATGTTAAGAACTAACATGGTTAACGGCACTGGTGTCCCTTCAGTAATTATGAACTATATTAATGAAGCAGATTATGCCAGAACCTTAACTATGGCAAATTCTAAGTTCGTTGGTCGTGTTATTTCTTATCAGATGGATTTAAATGATCCTACTACTGAATTATATAAGAAGATTATTAAATTCTCTAACACGTCTATTCCCGAAGAATTAATTGAGAGTTTTGAATTTATCTTCAATCCTCCTAAGACCCTTAATACTACTAATATCTCTGATATTTTAAATAATACTGATCAGGTCGTATCTTATATTATTAAGATTATGACTGGTGAGAATGCCGATCAGACACAAGATTCTAACAGAATTAAAGATAAGGTATATAAGAATCTTGCTAAGAAGTATCTCCCGATGATTGATTGGGATGATGCTGATGAAGCAATTAAAAATGCTAAAGTTGAAATTGCAAAAGAAGATGCAGAAGCTAAAGCTAAACCTTCAGATAATAATCAAGAATATTAATAACTATAATCCCTATACAGTTAATTCTGTATAGGGATATTTAATATATTATTCAAATATATATTATTACTATGAATAATACATTTATTTAATAATAAATAAAGGAGATAATGAAAACATGTTAGATTATAATAGTGAAATTGTTGAGCAAGGGTTATTAACTTTAGTAAATAGTATCATTGATGGTTTTGATATTGGTCTTGAAGAGGATGAATATTATAAAGTAAGTTTTAATATTTGGGAAAACCATAAATTACAGAACTTTTTAGATACATTTAAGTTTGAAGTTATCGGTAATGCGCATAAATTCCCTAATATTTTACCACAAAAGAACGCATTTTATGATTCAGACATTTATTTATCTTATGAAAAAACTGATGTTATTGCTATATCTGAGAAATATAATGCTATTGCTATCTATTCAGTACAAAAATATTATGTAAAAATTTTAATGTTAATTGATAAAGAAAACTATAGTAAGTTTAATAAAAAAGTTGTACCATTATTAGAATCTAATAAATCTTCTGGAATTTTCAATAGTGTTAATTTTAAATGTAAGAAAAAAGAATATATTGAAGTTTCCAGTCCTATGAACGATGAAGATAAAATTGTTTCTATTCAGAAGAAAAAACTTCCTAAAGAAAACTTAGTATATGATACTGAAAGCGAGTTATTTAATGTTATGAATGACATTAAGTTATTCTTTAAAAAAGATACTAAGGAATTATATAAGAAAATGAATATCTTATATAAAAGAGGAGTTATCATTCATGGTGAACCTGGTAATGGTAAAACTGCTATGATTAGAGAAATTATTAGACAATTGTCTAATGTAACAACTATTATTATCAATCCTAATACTCCTAGAGTAACTTTTGTATTATCTGAATTAATTAATGCTTTAAAAGAAAAACCTACTATTATTGTTATTGAAGACATTGATAGTGTAATTTTAAATAATAACCGTTCGGAATTTCTCAATATCCTAGATGGTATTAATATGAAATCTGGAATTTATTTCATTGGTACTAGTAACTATCCAGAAAGAATCGATCCTGCTTTTGTTAATAGATCAGGTAGATTTGATAGAATGTATAAGATTCCTAATCCGAATGAAAATATTAGAAGAGCATTCTTTAGATCTTGTAAGATTGGTGATATTTTAACAGGATATAAAATTCATAAGGATAATAGTGATAATACTGAATTAAATATTGTAGATTTATTTGTTAAATATAGTGATGATTTATCAATGGCTAATTTAAAGGAATTAATGATATCTACACAATATATGTTAATTAGTGATAATACTAAATCTATTGAAGAAGCATTAGAAACTAATTATAATACATTGAAAAATGTTAAAAGTGAACATGATAGTTCTCATAATGAATATGAAGAAAATTATCATAGATATAGACCTAATAAGGTATTTAGATATTAAAAAATCCCCATACAGGATTTCCTGTATGGGGATATAATTATTTTTTTTGTATTATACACCAGCGGGAGGAGTTAAGCCCTTATTATGACCCTTATCCTTAGGCCAGTTATAAATCCAGTTCTTAGTCATATTATCAACCTGATTAGTAGTATACTGACTCTCGAAGTCAAGATAATCACGCATAACCTGGAACTTATCAATCAGAGCCTTAGCAATAGTATTAATCTGAGGAGACTGATACTTAACACAGCTAAACTCACACTGCATAGTAACAATAGGATGCTGACCAGAATCATAATTGAAGTGGTCCTGCTGTACAGATTTAGGCATCATATTGGATAATAATGCTGCATACTCAATACCATCGGAACGACCCGTAGGATCAGTAACAACATAAATTGCTTCAGCAACATGGTTCGCCTGAGAATATCTAACAGTATTATCAATATCCATGACACCATGGTAATGACCTAAGCCAGTATACGGATCAGAGATACCACTAATCCACATATCTAAATATTCTCTAACAGGAGAACCTGCAAATTCATACAGAGAAATAGTAACGTTCTGAGTGCTATCAGTAGCAGTAGTTGCAACATCGAAAGAACGACCTGCATAACCACCAGTAATCTGATCCATATTAAGCTCAGTGTTACCAATACCCTGAATACTAGTAAAGCCATACTCTAACAGATGACGGAAATTTTTCGTCTCACTAGGTAAAAGCTTTTCCATAAATACAGGCATTTTAATAAAGAAAATTCGAGCATAACCAGTCTTAAGAGGGTCATACTGTGCTAATGCCTGCTGAGTAGCATTTAAGCCACCTAAGAATAAAGAATAATTTGTAATATCATTCTTACTATACTTTTTAATACCAGACTGTAAAGTATTAATTACTTCTGCCATATTATACTAACTCCTTTCTTAAAGAATTAGGTACGTTTATTGATATCGATTTCAATAATACCACGCTTAGAAATACCTCTGAAGACAACAGCTAAATAACAATGTAAAATAGATCTCTGTGCTTCGAAGGCATTCATATCAAAGTAAACTTCATAGCTGCTGACCTTGCTACCTCTGAAATCAGCAAACATACGAGTTGCATCTTCAGTGAAACGTAAACGGTCTTCAGCTTCAGAGAAGTTAAAGAGATTTGCACTAACAAACTCTTCGAGCATTCTCTTCATCTCTAACATAACTGCAACATTATTTTCTTCGGAAAGATCAGATAATGCAAGCTGGGAAGTGCTCTGAGTACCACGCACAAAATTATCTTCAGCAATACACTCGAAGAAATTACAATGATTAGTATACAGAACTTCCTTAACAGCAAGATTATCAGCATCAATTGCAGGTTTCAGAGAATTACGAACATGATTGGTGATCTGAGTATAACGTTCACCAACAAAAGGAATATGATTACCAGCAGTACGATAGTGAGTAGGTAAGTTCTCAGCTAAGAAATAAGTCATAGTAACAGGAATTACACGACCAGTGAAAGGATCACGAATCTTATAATGCTGACATTCCTTACTAATAACACAATCTGCAATAGACTTAATAGTTTCTCTGGTAACCCAATTAGAAGCAGCAGAAACAGTAGTTAAAATACCAGCATCAATAACACAACGAGCATCATAACGATGTAATGCTAATTCAGCCAGCTTTAACTTAACTTCTTCAGAATAGTTAGCATCGAGAATCAATTCACAAGGAACACTTCTCTTACTACGAATACCAATATCGAAGTCACCATTAAATGCCTTAATATAGGCTTCATCAATAGACTGTTGACGAGTAGGACCAACATTGCCTTCAGAATCTACCACAGGAGTATAGTTAGAAGCAAAGGTAGAATCATCACCATTACCTAAAGCAACACCGATAGTAGAATCTAATGCAGCAAAATCAATTGCTTCAGAGTCAATAACATAACCGACCATGTCAGCACCAGTCTTAGTCTTACCTAAGAACATATCGCAGATAGAGAAATCTGCAACAGTCTGCTGCATTTCAGTAGTAACAAACTCTTTATAAGTTGCATACAGATTATCGAAACCTTCAGTGTTAGTAACGAAGTCAATCTTCTTACTACCATTGGTAGGATCAGCAATGACATCATCAAACAGTAAAGATCTCATATCAACAATAGCATCATAGTTAAAACCACCACGATGCTGTTCTTTCAGAACAATATTACCAGAGCTACTATCTAAAACTTCAAAGATATAGTTAGTAAATTCATTATCCTGATTCATTAAATTGTCAGAGACAATACGGATACGATATGCATTACCATACTGACCACGACCCTTAGAAATAACAGAGAACAGAGGGAAGACATTATATTGCTCACCACGAACAGTTACTTCCTCAGGAGGATAGCTTGCATGTTCCTGCATCTTTAACATCATAGTCTCTTTGTTAGTGATATTAGAAACAGGGGTAGCAACAAACTTAACCTTAAAGTTTCTAAGACCAGTTTCAGGATTCTCAGCAACCTGCGTATATGCAGAAATAATAACATTTGCATAAGTTGCAGTCTGAGGCATAACTCTCATACAATAGCACTTTGCATTACCAGAACTAAGAGCAGCATAAGGCATATAGCAGGGCTGACCATAGAGATTAAAGTTAGGAGTACCATACTCTTCCAGATAATCACTAATACTGGTAACGGCCTTGATTACACCATCTTCACCCTTAGCAGATGCAAATACAGTTAATAATCTGACACCATTTTCACTCTGAGTAGTCTCATTGGAAGTAAAAACGGAATTGTCATTAATATATGTTTTAACATGCGGAGTTAAATATTCAGGTACGATCTGACCAGATCTAGGCATAATTAATAACCTCCTTTTTATTATTTTATAATATTGTTTTAAAGCTAGATAACGATTATTTTACATTTTAATTACTTTTTCAATAGGTGATTCGACCTGTTTTTTATTGTATTTATTCATATTTAAGGAAGCAGTCATCATTGTATCAAAGTCTTCAAATGTAAGAGCTGCAAATGTCGAATTTCTAGAACAAATTTCTCTAATATTAGAAGCTCTATAATATGTCTTAGATGCTGTAGGATTAGCATTAATATATTTAGAAAACTTCTCATTAGGATTTGTTGGGTTACGATAAATTTCAGCCAATATTAACTCTAATATAGATGACGGGACTCCTAAATTAACACCATTTAAATCAAGGTTTTTCTCCCATATTGATAATAATTTATCATATGGAATATTTGTGAGTTTACCACCGAAAACTAATTTAACAAATAATTCAGCAGATGTAGAATCCTTTTGTACAACATTTGCCATGATCATATCATTATTATAATACTTAAGAACTCGATAAGAATCAGGTTCACTATTCTTATCGTTAAATAAATTAACTTTAGTTCTATACATATCATTGAAATGTAAAATAATAGTAGTCGGAAGATTCATCATAGACTTTACTAATATTTTATCATTTTTATCTTTAACAATACAATTCAAAAGACCAAATGTTTTAATAACAGTACCTTCAATTTCTGCCATACCTGTGGAAAAATAATTTTCGGGGATATAAATTTCCATATAATAACCAGTAAAGATAATACTTTCACCATTATCTTTTAAAAAGGTTTTTAACATATATTCTCCCCCTTAAAATTTAAAAAAATAATAAGGATAAGAAGGAAAATAACTCCTTCTTATCCTTTTGTTTTAGTCTTATCCTATAATTTTAATAACATCAATAATATTATTAATAAATCTATTTTTATCCTCTTCTTTATCAAATTTATTATAGAAGAGGTTCTTTAAGTTAATAGTAAATTGAGTGAGGAATAATCCATCTGCTTTGGTATATGACTTATTATGCCAAGAAGAAATATAATGAATTACTGCAAAGACAAAGATATTATCTCTTTCTTGATAATCTTTATCGAGGAATCTTTTTTCAAGGAAATTAAACTTAGTAAGATCGGTCTTAATATCAAGACTCTTAATAACCTTAAGATAACGTCTATATATATAAGTTGCCTTTTTATCATCCTTATGATCCCAAAGAATATTAGCACCCTTATAACTCTTACAATAATCTTTCAGATTATCAAGGTTTATACCATTATCGAAAGAAGTAATTAACTTAGTAAATAACTCTTTCTGTTCATCAGTCTCAGCCTTCTCTAATCTTTCAGTAAGATTAAATCTAATTAAATTAGATACATTACCAAAGGTATTAACCAACTTATCAAATTCTTCCTGAGATTCAGCAATTTCAGCATTCAGTTTAGCAATTTCCTCGTCAAACTTCTTGAAAGATTCAAGAGTTTGTTTTCTCATAATAAGGAATTCACGCTTAAACTGATTTAATTCTCTAATAGTCTTAAATGAAACAGCAAATTCAGTAACATTACCTTCTTCATCAGTCAATAATGTATCAATTTCTTCATCTGTCATATTGTCAATGTCTTCTTCAGATACATTTTCAATATTTTTATCAATGAAATCAAAATCACCAAGTTCATTAAATAATTCATTTTGTTTCTTATTTACAGATTCTACGATAGAATTAATATCATTAATTCTAGACTTTAAATTTAACAACTTAAATGCATCTACATTTTCATCATTAATGAAATCATTATCAGTAGTATCTTTAACTTCTACAACGTTTTCTTCATCCATCGCAGATAACTGCATAACTTCCGCAGTTTCTACAGTTTCATTATTACGTTCAGTATCCATATTTCATTATCCTCCAATAATATTATTTTTCAATTTTCTTCATAATCTTTAATCTAATATCAGTATGAAGCTCATCTAATATATAATCATGCGAATCAACACATAAATTAATATATGAAGGCACAAAATCACCAATTAATCTACTAGAAGAAATTAATCCTTTAATTACACAGGCATCATAATTTTCTTGATTTGCACTAAGATTAATAAAATCGATAGGATCAATATCCAAATCAATAATATATTTAATAATAGAAGATAGATTCGTGATGATACATAAATCCTCAGGATTTTTAATCTGTTTCTTATATGCTAAGGTAGAAACATCTTTCTTCTGATTAAGTGAATCACTAAAATGTTCACAAATAACTCTCTTATTATTGAAAATATATTTTGTAAAAAATCTAGTAATATTTTTATGATATCTAAGAATAAAATATTTATAAATAGATTCTCCGATATCTACAGCATTTGAATAAGAAGAAATACTTTCAATATCTAAACCTAATTCAAATTTATTATTAATATTATCCATAATAAAAGTAAAGAACTCAATAAGCTTTTCGTTTAATTCGGCAATAAGTTCTTCATTATCTTTAAACTCTTCTCTATATACTTCACATTTATCTAAAATCACATCAATATAATTCGTAGAAGAATTAACAGGATCATTAATTTGTTCAATAATACTTTCTTTAATTAAATCAAAAGGAAGTTCTGCTAATAATGATTCCATTTCAGTTGATGTGGCTAATTCATATTCGTCTTTATCATAAAAAAGTGACATATATTTTAAAACCGCCCTTTCCATGCTTATATTTTAATTACCAAAATGTTACATAATAAATTAAAATCTATATTAGTATATTATAATATTATAAGTATATATTATTAATATAGCAAATATATAAATATAATTTTTAATATAGGGGAGAAATTATTATGGAACAAACTGTAATGACTAAAAGAATGTACGCAAATTCCATTGTTGATGGTTTTTGTAAAATGATGAACTTAGACCGAGCTACAGTGACAACTGAAGATTGGGGATACTATATGAAATATAGCAGTAAGTTGTCAGTATGTTTGGAATATTTGAATCTCTTGTCTGATAGAGATTTGGCATATGCTAAATGTAGGGGAGGTATCTATGATATCGATCCTGAAACTTTTAAAGTCATCAGTGTTAGAGAATATATGGCAACTTTGCCTGATGATGAAATTCCTGAAAAGGAAACTCGCAGACTGTTTGCAATTGGAGCAACCCTGAATTCTATACTTAGAATTTTTAGGGAATATAGGATCAGTGGATATAAATTCAATATCAATATTAAAGTTAGTATTGACCATGTGAATAAAACTGTGTCCATTACTGATAGGGAGGAATGATATTAATGGGTATTGAAAGATTCCTGACTGAGAATTTATCTAATGCAGCATATGATAAATTTATTCAGTCAAAAAATAAAATTTTTGATTATACATGGTTTAATTCTGATTATAGTGTTAAACAAAAATCAGGCAAATGTATAGTAACATCTCGTCGATACAGTATTGTATATGACTGTGATATTATCAGTATTAAAGATATTGAAACTGAGGAAAGTATCACAGATGACATTTTCCATTTAAGTCTAAAAGAGACTGAATAAATAATAAAGTGGTTAATGGAATTTTTCCCATTAACCACTTTATTTTTTAACTATTCAAATCATCAAATAAATCTAAAGAAAAACCATAATCTTCATGACCAGTTTCATCCATACTTCTATATGTATTCATGAATCCTACACGATTATTAAATTCTTCAGATTCTCTTTGTGCTTTTTGCATTTCATTATATAATTTCATTGAATATGGATCTAATTTAGGTTCATACTTTTTTTTGTTTCCATCAGCATAACTAATCTCATTATGTAAATCTGCTCTGCTCAATAATCCACGTTTTTCTTGAATCATTGATCGCATATCAATTTCCATATTAAAATTATTATCATTCTGTGTATTAATTCCTAAAAATTCTCTATCATTATCAGATAAAGCATTAACAATTTCACCATAATCCATTCCTTTATTTCTTTCTTCCTCTTCAGGAAGAACACCTCTAGTAAATCCATAACGTGCTAAATTATTACCATAGTAATAAAGATATAAACACATTAAGAAGGACATAATAGAGTCATCATGTGCTCCTGAGATTGCCTGAATCTTCGAACGTATACGAACTAATTTCATTAAATCATCAATTACATTAGCACCAACGAATGATTCCTTATGCTCTTTTACATAATCATCAAGAAGTGAGAACATAACATCACGAGATTTACCTCCCGTCCAGATGCCATATAGTTTGCGTCTAGCAGCTTCTTGTCTAATAAAACCTTGACCATCTAATTTATCATCAACATTATTAATTAATTCTTTATTATTATCATAATATAGATTACCTCTAATTTCACTATCTCTTAAATGGTCAAGAACAGCTTCACCGTTAGCATTTCTTTCGATAGCAAGTATAGATCTAGGTAAATATTTCATTACTAAGATATATAAGAATTTAATTAAGTCTTTAACACCAATATGTGGAGATTTAAATTCTGCAACAGTTTTTAATGTATAAGGATCCCAAACAGTAACAGCAGAGTTATCCAATCCATAACCATTTGAAACATCAACACCAACAAAATATATTCTTTTTTTATCTAATGGTTCATATACATCTAATTTAAAAATTCTATTAATATAAATTTCTTCTTTAATAGTACCTTTTCTATCCTGAATAGCATCAAGATCTTCAGGATCATAAGGGGACTGAGAGCTACCGTGCATCAAATATATTCATATAGAAGTATTAATTCTATATAGTTCATTTAAGAACTTCTATATATTTCTATATAGTTTAGACTATATCTTCATCCTTTAATAAGGAGTTTCCTATTAATATTTATTTAAATACTATAGTCGTTGAACCTTCTAAAAAATAATTTTCCGTAAACTCACCAATTATAAATATATATTATTTATATGACATAGATATAGAAATATACTTTATGTCATTATACTTATTTGTGATCAAATATACAGATCACAAAATTAACTCTACCAAAGTTGTTGAAATCCTATCATCTAAGGAATAGACAAGCTAACCTTATTAAGGTAGTTAGTGCATCCCATTGAGGAGTAGATCTGAAATCCTGAGATCGAAACGGTAGAGCATCCTAACAGAAATCTGAAGGATGAAACTGCACAAATCCTACTAGTAATAGTAGTTCAGGGTGAGTCCTGGAATAAGGAATGGTGAACAGGCACCATTTCTTTTTTTTATTTTTTTAGCTTGGCTGCTGATTATCTATTCATATAGACTTTCCAGCAATTAAGGAAATTCATATATCATATTACTATGATATGACGCTTATTTATTTTACGTCTTAAGAATATCTCTCGTTGAATTTTTAATTTATCACCATTAAGATATGCACATACTTTATTAAACCATGCTTCATCTTTACCTAACTGCTGATACTGAAATTCAATATAAACAATTCGGTTAATAGAGTTGGTTTCAATATAATCATATACATCTTCAATAGGTTTATCATAAAATGTTTCAGAGAATTTACAAGTATTTTCAATAATCTCTAATGCATCCATACCTGCCTGGGAGTCGAGATCTCCAGGAGTACTTGTTAGTATCCGACAATGAATAGAATTGTTCCTTTTTGCATTTTCAGATGCCGTTGAATATGCAGGCTTTTTTATATTTCTATAAAAAATAGACTATATCTTCATCTTATATACTATCACCATATATAAAATGCTCTCCATTTCCATTCTTTTTCTTTTTTTATGAAAAGGAATGTACTCTACTCAGTTACTCTCATAAGTATTTCTCTTATGATACCTTTTCGATAGTCGTTGAACTGTATTTTAAAAATTATAATGAGCAGATATATTTTTTCTAAGTCTACGTTTTTTGACATGTCTCAAAAAATAATATAATTTTAAATTATCACCACATTTACTGTATCCAAGAACTTCCATAACATCTGGAACATCAAATCCGTCAGCAAATAATTTACAAACTTGATGTGTTAGCTCATCAGAATAAACACAAAAACCATTAGATTCACCATATAAATGATTTATATGTGGTTTCGCAGATCCATGTCTATACGAATGTTTATTATTTTCAGATTGTGTTGTCCATTCTAAATTTTTATAATAATTATGGTCACGAATTGTATCAAGATGATTTACAAAAATTTTATCGGTAGTTTCATCATACCCATCACAAAAATTAAAAGCAACTAAACGATGTAAATAAATATACATTGTTGTGCCATCTTCGGCTTTAAAAGTACCTCTAATATATCCATCTTGATCTCTGGAATTAATACGTTTAAGTTTACCAGTTTTTTTATTTCTGACATTTCCATAATTACTTATTTCATAATTATTTTTCAATCCTGGATATCGTGCATCGACAAACCTTTCAGGTTCATCATCAATAATTATATACATAACACATCATCCTATTCTACAATAATTTTAATAATAAATATCTGTTCATAATTGAATAATTTTTAAAATATTAGCTGCGGATTGTCCAATCTTATAACCTTTTTACTATACCTTTGGAATTACCCATCGCCACTAATATATCACTATATTAGTTTAGTAGTTATAAACTTAAGGAGTTTCCCGCAATTAAGAGAGTTATCACAATATAACAATTGTGAAGGCCCGTTTGACCCGATGCTGCCATAATAGTTTTAATATATGATATGAATTCGAATTCATCATAGTATTGAATAACTTGTGAAGAACCACGACCAATTCTTTCAGCAGATTCAATACCACGAGCTGAAGGTTTAGTAACAATACTATTACCATTAGAAGCGTTCTTTAATGTCTTAGTATTGTCAACACCTTTAATTTCTTTACCATCATCATCAAAAGCAATCTTGAATTGTAAGTATGCTGGCAATAATGCTCTTTGGTCTTTTACTTTAGTTAAGTTAGCAATTGCACGTTCTGCAGTAATATTTAAGAACATCATTTCTGCATTAGTAGAACCGAATAAGAATGCCCAGTTTATATTGGCAACAGTAGATTCTGTTTTACCAATCTGACGAGGAATAACTAAGTAATTATCAATACCATTAATAAAACACCAAGTAGCTGCTAAGTTTGCTCTATTTAAAAGATAAGGAACACCTTTAGGGTTGCCTTGGTCAGGAATTCTAGCAACTTCTCGTAAAAAGTACCAAGGATTGATAATACACTCATTAATAATACGAACGATTTGATCATCACTTAAAAATGGAGAATGTGGATCTACTCCTCTTAAAGAAGGATCATACAACTTTAAGAAGAACATGTTATTCTTAATTCCTAATTTCTTTAAGTCTACGGCAGTTTGTACAAATGAGATATTTGTAGTATTAACATCGTAGATAAAATTTCTTGACATTATTCTCCTCCTTTATAATATTTATCGATTACAAAAATGTTAAAATTATACTCTGTAACAAAATAATAATGAATAAAAATATATATTATCTATATAGATATACATAATAATTTTTGCTAATTATGGAGGATTACTATGTTATATAGGTATGAATTTGAATCTGGATGTGAATATCCACATACTGGAATTATACTTGGATTAGATGATATATTTGATAAATTTAATAATAATTTATTAAACACTATAGTATTTTTTGAAAATAATCTTAAAGCTCCTATTATATATACTGACATTAATGAAAGAGTTACATTTTATTTTACAGAAAAAGGTAATGAAAAATTTAATAACTGTATAAAAACAATTAAAGAAGAAGCTTTAAAACTTGGTATAAATATTATTAGATTAGAATTAGATAAAGATATAGTTAATAAAATCTATTATGAAGATGAATATCAAGTTGTTGTTAATGATAAATATATTAATAATAGTAAAGTGTTTAGAATATAAAATATTGAATGAGAGATAAGGATTAATTTCCTTATCTCTCATTTTTATTTATCCTTCATAACCCTTAGGGGCCCGAACCCAGACCGTTAGTTGTTTATCAATAATCTTAGTAGCTAATATATTTTTTCTAAGTTCTTCTAACTGTTCTTTCATATCAGTTAAAGTTCTCTTAGACTGCATAACCTTAGATCCTAGATCTTTATCAGCAGATTCAATATAATCTAAACCTCTATCGATTAATTCCATATAGGAATATAATTTATCTAATAAATAAATCTTGTCATCAACAGTTTCAATTCTTTCACATTCAACTGCTAAGATATCAATATCATTCTGATTAATTTTTTTCAGCTTACCATTCTTATCAAATAAATTACTAGCAGCTTCAGTCATTACTCTAGTAACAAATTGATCTAAAATCTGATCAGTTCTTAATTCATTATATTTATCTTCAGTTAATCCAGCATTCTCAGATAATAAAATTCTATATTTATCATTAGATTCACCGAAGAAACTATTATAAATATCCTGAATAACCTGTTTAGTTAATACACTAGGATTCTTTAACATTTCAACCTTTAATGCATTTCTTAAAGATTTCTTTCTAAACTCTAATTCAGTAATATTTAATACTGTCCAATTAACTACAATATTAATTTCATTTTCAAGTTCTTTATCAGTCTGATTAACTAAAGAATTACCTTGACTCTTAATTAATTTATTAATAAAAGAATCTAAGTCTCCACCATATCCATACTGAATAACAAATTTATCAGCAGTCTTTTCAGTTTCAATATTTGTGTACCTATAATTTTTAGTATGACAAGATTCAATAATTGCAATATTGAATAATTTACGAATCTTTTCAGTAGAAATTAATTGTCTTAACTGATAGTTTAATTTAACAATCTTGAACTTAATAACTTTATATAATCTCTGAGGAATAGTATTAGAATATACCACATGACCAATTTCATGTAATAATACTGCAGTAATTTCCTGAGGATTGGCATTAAGATTCATATCATATAATAAGATACTATCAATCTCAATATTCCAATCATTATTTTTTTGCCAGATTTTTAATACATCATCCATATTAGATTGATTATCAATAATAGATTCAATCATTAAATCCATTGTAGAAATAGAAGGAAATACATTCATACCGAAGAATGTATTTGAATTATTATTTACAATGGTTAATGTGCAATTAATATCAAATACACGTTTCAGTGCAAGACTGATTTTATTTAAATTATCATTGACAGCAACTTTATTCTTAATAGACATAAAGCACTTCTCAATATATAATAAATCATCATTTTTATTAATCATCTTTAATATTACTCCTTTCAATATACTAAATATTAATCCTTTTTCTATTATATTAAAGTTTAATATATTGTGGATAAAAATAAAAATGGACATAGGGTAAATTACCCTATGTCCAAATGTTTATGAGTTATTTATAAATATTTAATTAGTTAATGGTGTACTCTGCAGAGACAATGTTGGAAGCAATCATGCCAGCCTTAGCAGCAACAACCTTC